GCGCAAGTCGGCACCGCTCAAGTTGGCATCGCGCAAGTCGGCACCTCTCAAGTTGGCACCGCTCAAGTTGGCACCGCTCAAGTTGGCACCGCTCAAGTTGGCACCGCTCAAGTTGGCGTCGCGCAAGTCGGCATCGCGCAAGTCGGCACCGCTCAAGTTGGCATCGCGCAAGTCGGCACCGCTCAAGTTGGCATCGCGCAAGTCGGCACGATTACCAAAACTATCGCCATTAAGCCATAACTTATGCAATCGCAAAACATTTTTAATGTCCATTAAACTTCCTCAAATGCGCTAAGTGTTGAATCATATCGCACACGCAACCCGCAGGCCAACAGTTCGAGCGCGTCGATCCTGCGAGACCGTCTGTGGTTCTCGATTTCTAAGATGTCGCGTGTGTTACGTGCTGGCTCTCGCGTTACAACGTGGAATTCGCCTGGGCCGGAACAGATGTTGTAATGCATGGCTATCACTCTTGGTCAACTAGGTACTTTAATTCGTTTCCTTTGATACCATACGTCTTTCCGTTCTCATCGAATGAGAACTTAACAGCCTTGGACTGATTCGAGCCAGTAATCATGTTGGCGCTTCCATACGACCAGATCAGGTACGATCCGTCGCCAGCCGCGCTGTTAGGCTCGCCAATGATGCCTATCACTTGTTCTCGCGTCATGCCATTGCGAATGCTGTTCGCATCCCGCCATTCGAAGTTCGTACCGCGTGATACGCTGCATCCTGCTAGTAGCGCGGCGAGTAGGATTGTAGTAGTTCTGTTCATGTTTTTCTCCAGTTCCCGCTTCAGGCCAATCCTTCAGCGTGGGTATAGTGTCCCACTACGCGCGAAACTTTGCAATACCAGAATCATAAAAGTTTAAGCGCCAGACATGGGAACCTGGCGCTTTTTGCTTATCGATTGCGGCAAGTGCATTCCTTATCTGCAATCAGCGCCCACATCATCCGCATAGCGAGGCCAATCACAATCTCCGGGTGCGTTACCGCTTGACCGCTTGCCCTGACGGTGTGAATCCCGTTCCGCCCGATTGCGATGTACGCCAGGCCAAGGATGTCGCCAGAGTTGTGCAGCTCGGTAAGCTCCGCTATTGCTTCGTCGTTTTCATGTGCCCACGTACGGTTAAACGCCACTACCCGATTCATCATTGCTGTCGGTCTTCCTTCTAAATGGCCCTGAAAAAGTTGATGTGATTGAGTCGCTTCGAATCTGTGGCGAGTCTATAACTCGTGCCACTCCATTGCCGTGATGTAGTTCCTTGACATCATCTACGCGTTGTGCATTGTCTAGCATCTGCTGAAGCGCGGCCAGGATAGGAACGCGCTGACGCATTGGTAGGCCGTCAAGCTTATTAAATAGATCGCGTGCGTACTCTTCCGATGGGCCAGTCGGTTCCGGCAATACCGCGTGCTTCGGAACGACGCTGCCAGTGTAATCCTCGCGTCCGTAGATCAGCCACTCCGGGCTTACGCCTAGCGCGTTGGCTAGGTCAATAACCGTTCCTCCTTCTGGTGCTTTGATGCGTCCGGTTTCCCACTGGCTGACGGTCGTTTTTTTGACGCCGCACTTTTTGCCGAGTTCTTCCAGGGTCATTCCCTTGATCCTGCGCAGCCGCTTGACGCGGTTGCCGAACTCAGTAGGCGCGAATCCTTCGTATCGGTCCCGTTTAGTTGTTGTCATGGCGTGCGATACTTTAATGGACTTAGGCGTCTCTTTGTGATACAAAATCGCAGTTTGCGTATTCATATTGTGCCACCGTTTGGGCTAATCGCGCAATGTTGCGTTGTGGACTAAATTAGTCCTATTTGCTTTACCTGTCAATAATCTGTGGATAAGTTGTTCTTATGATATCGAAAAAGCTAGAAGCTGCAAAGGCTTACGCAGAGCTAGGATGGCATGTGTTCCCTGTGTGGTGGGTCAACGAAGCGGGGCAATGCGCGTGCGGACGCGCTAGCTGCTCGTCTCCTGGCAAACATCCAATCGGGAGCGAAGCGCCAAAAGGCATGGGCGATGCGACGACCGACGTTGACCTCATTGAGGAATGGTGGGCGTCGTACCCGGAAGCCAACATAGGATGCAACCTAGCGCTGTCCGGTCTTGCGTGCGTTGACATCGATCCTAGGAATGGAGGCAACGAAACACTGGAACGTCTGGAGACAGAGCGCGGAAAGTTCCAGACAGACGTTCACCAATACAGCGGTGGGGGCGGCCAGCATTTCTTTTTCTTAAGGCCAGAATCGGCGGACGGGATACCAGGCACGCTCGGACCTGGCGTGGACATGCTATTAAATAAGTATGTCTTGCTGGAGCCAAGCAACCATAAGAGCGGCGGACAGTACGAGTGGGAGGCGTCCAGCGATCCGACCGATGGCAACGCGCCAGGACCATTGCCGGATTGGATCAGGGATCTCGCCATCGAGCGTAAGCAATCAGACGCGCCAATTGGAGGTCTCCGGTATGCCGATGCGGTGTTGCAATCAGAACTTCGCGAAGCGTTGCGAGACTGTGACGCTGACGACCGGGATACGTGGGTTAGAGTCGGCATGGCACTGCGTGAGCTTGGCGACGTCGGGTTCGTGCTATGGGATGGTTGGTCGCGGCAGTCTTCGAAGTACCGGCCAGGTGAAACACGATGGAAGTGGCAGAACGATTTCAAGCCTGGAGCTGGTATCAGCTACGAATCAGTTTTTCATATAGCAAAGGAGTCGAAGAAGAAAGCCGACGAGTTTGACCTTGACAGTATGGACCTGTCGTGCGCAGACGATGCCAGCATCATAGACTTGGTGGACCCTGACAAGCGCGAGGTTATCTGCGGACTCGAAACGATCAAGGCTTCCAACGTTAGGATCAGGAACACTGATTGGCTATGGCCTGGCCGTATCCAGTTGAGGGCGATGACAATCCTAGCCGGCATGGCCGGGACTGGTAAGTCCACATGGTCATTCTTCATCGCTGCGTGCGTTTCTCGTGGAGGCGGGTTTCCAGACGGGCACGAAATGGATGAACCTGGTGACGTTATCCTGTACTCGTCAGAGGATAACTACGAAGAGGTTATCGTTCCTCGATTGATCGCGTTTGGCGCGGACCTGGACCGCATACGCATCATCACGGCAGTCATGCAGGATGACCGGCGCAAGCAGTTCATTCCAGGTAAGGATATGAAAACACTTGTTTCGGCGTGCAACGAGCTGCGCCCGAAGCTGCTTATTATCGACAACGTTTCGGAAGCGTTGAGCGGTGTTGACTCTCATAAAAATAGCGAGGTCCGCGAGCGACTTGTGCCATTGGTTCACATTGCAGAGCAGATCCACATGGCGATTCTGTTCGTGTCTCACTTCAAGAAGGGCTCGCAAGGGCAAGATCCGCTAGAGCGGATCGCTGGGGCCGGAGCAATTGGTAACATGAGTCGCGGCGTGTTGGTGTGCATGGAAGAGAAGAACAGCGAGCCAACTGACCAAACGTTTAGAATGTTCACTCGCAAGTTCAACAACTACCCGGTTGGGTCAACGTGTTTCAAGTACCGCATTGTCGGGCATTCTGTCCTATCACGGCACTGGAACGGCGAGGATGAAACTCTGGTCGAAGTTGCAACATCAAGAATCGACGTTCTGTCGGTCGATCATGGGCGGGCTCAGGACTTTGCAGACGAAGCGGATGGTTTGCCAGGGAACGGCAACGGAGGAGGACAGAAAGACGTACGAGACACGGCGACAGAAATGAAGGACTTCGTTTTGAATCTTCTTGGTGCTGGTACAATGTCAGGAAACGACATCAAAAACGCCATAAAGCTCGAATTCGCTGTATCTGATCCAACTGCGGCAAGAAGGCTGACAGAACTGCGCAAGGCTGGAGAAATTCATCAGCCGCGCGGAATGTTCGGATCTTGGGCCATTGGCCCTGGTGATTAGATTGTCTCCGTAATTGAGCCGCCTTCGGGCGGCTTTTTTTTGCGCGCTTAGACATGCGATGTTGTTAAAGGTTCAAAACGTGATAAAGCGCAGCGTTTACGGCATTGAACTTTTCATCATTTTGTTAATACAAAACATGCACCATATTAGTGCATTTCGTATATTAGCGTTTGCTTATTCTCACCACACACCGAACAATATAATACTAATAATATAATATAATGAGAAAATAGAGTGTGTTCTTTCTCACTTTATTAGTTATCACCATTTTTTCTTTAATAGGGAGCTGAGAAAGCCTCATGTCGCAATTTTGTTGTACTATCACAACAATTTAATGATAGTGAATTATGAATTTACTAGCAAAATTTTCAATTTTTTCGCATCGTTTTGCTTGACATCTCTGCCGTACTGTGTGCTACACTACGCGCAACTTAAACAGAGGGCGCATAAAGTGGCAATACGTAGTGGCGTGTATAACAACGTAGAAACGATTTAGAAATAGGACAAAGACAGTGGCAACAACTCACAAAGCACTAGACGACCTGGTTGGCGCGCTTGCTCAGCACGATCCGATCCACGAATACGACGATGAGCATCCTTCAGAATGGCTAGTCGCTCATCTGATCGAAGCAGCAACGGACTATCTGAAGTGGGCGAGCTGCATCGAGTCTTACGACGTGGATCAGGAAAAGGCTAGATTGCTTCGTATCATAGAGGCGATTCTGCCATTGTGGGATCGTGCGATGTTCCTGTTAGAGTACCGCGCACAAGTGGAAGCAATCGACATCGACAGTCATAATCACGGCTGCTGAGTGTGGTAGACTGGACAAAACGACACATTAAACATGCTCGAAATAACGCCAATAAACCTAGACGAGGCAAATGCTTTTGTTGAAACTAAGCATAGGCATCACGCTCCAGTCCCTGGGTGCAAGTTCTGCTTGGCTGTTAGTGATGAAAACTCGATAGTGCGAGGAGTTGCGATAATTGGAAGGCCTGTTGCTAGGGGTAACGATGACGGATGGACTCTTGAAGTTAATAGAGTCTGCACGGACGGCACAAAAACGCATGTTCAATGTTGTATGGAGCAGCATGGAGAGTTGCAAAGAATTTAGGGTATAAACGACTGATAACTTACACATTACCTGACGAAGGCGGGGCAAGCCTAAGGGGTGCGGGATGGAGATTAATAGGTTTTGCAGGTGGAGGCAATTGGAATACAAAATCACGTCCAAGAATAGACACAAAAAGTCTATTGCAAGGTCAAAAATTGTTATGGGAAGCACTTTGATGTCAGTTGAACAAACAGAACAAGCCGAAAAAATAGCAGCGCAACTCGCTGATATGACTACCATGGAACTGATTGAACGGGTATGGCAGTCAATCAATCATCCAGAAATGGTGAACGGAGACCAGTTGATTTATGACAAGGATCGTATTACAGCAGCTCTGATGGTCCTTAATTACGCATACCTTCGAATTGCTGACGAGTGGAACGTCCAGCCAGCAAATCGCGGGTTTGCGAATTGAGTACGGTCATTCATCTTCCGTTTCCTCCAAGCGTTAATAGCTATTGGAGGGCTGTAAACGGCCGCACTATCCTGTCCGAGCGTGGTCGCGAGTACCGCAAGGATGCTGTTATGCTGGCTAAAGAGTTTCGCGGGCGATACTGTGATAAACAACAGTATCTACAGGTAGACGTTCATTACATACCGCCAGATAGGAGGGTGCGTGACATCGATAATTATCTTAAGTGTGTTTTCGATGCGCTAACGCACGCAGGAGTCTGGAAAGACGACAGCCAGGTGAAACGTTTGTATGTTGACTGGTCAATCTACCCAGACCCGCATAAAGCAGGTTCCGTTTGTTTGAGAATTGAGGATCTACAGTGAAGAAAGAAAATCACAATGACGTTTATGCCTTGTTCGTCGTCGTGGTCGTGTTGGTCGCGTTCTGTCTTGGGAATACGTTTTACCGTATTCACCAAAGACACAAATGCATCGATAAGTGGGCATCCATGGAATGCTCGAACGTGATGGGGACGCGGAGATGAAACCAAACTATGAACGCGACGAGTCAATCGCTCGCGCGTTTGTCGTCATGATCCTGTTTGTGCTGGCCACTATGGGTTGGATGGTGTTCGCGCTGCGCATTGTCCATTACGTCGAATCACAGCAGGCGATAGAGGAACAGCATAGAGCGCTAATGGATGAACTGCAGATGATGGAATTTAAAGATGAGTAAATTCCGCAAATGGTCGTTCTACGTTTCTGGTGAGTTTGTCGAGGATGAACTATTGCCAATCGAGATGAGCCACGAGGACGTTATGAATTACGTTGTCCTTGATCTTGGATACCCACGTTCTGAGACTGAAGTGGTGCAGCATAAATGAACGCTCAAGAAATACTAATCGACGCATACCACACCATCGACGACCGCGCAAAAGAGCGCGACAGAGAAGGCGGAGAAAGGTCTATGCGTGCCACAGTCATGGCGTTTAACGCCCTGTTTGGACACAACCTCACGACGACCGAAGGATGGGAATTTATGTCTATCCTAAAAAAAGCGCGAAGCGCTGGAGGCGCATATAAAGCAGACGATTACCTTGACGACGTTGCGTATTGCGCGTTGGCTGCAGAGTGTGCCGGAGAAGATTATGGAGTTTAGAAAGTGGCTAGGATTGAAGATGAAGAGATCAACGCGCGAAAGGTGGGCGAAGGATATTTTTATCGATCTTTCTGATTCGCCAGCAATACATCATGTGATATTTGAAATGTCTGGAGATTCTCTCGTCATTGGTAGAAAAGAAAATGACGCAATAGAAATTTTCGATTGCAAGATTAGGCGAGTTGCAAATAATTACGAACACATAACAGATGATTAAATTATCTGACCTAGAAGACGCCTATTCCGAACTAGGGTCTTATGGTGCAGTCGCTCGCAGGTTTGGGATTGATAGGCGAGGCGTTGCGCGTAGGCTGAAGCCAGCACCATGCGAGAACTTCAGTTCTCATCTGTTTAAGCGGTACATCATCATTCCAGACCTACAGGTTAAAGAAGGAGTAGACCTGCGACACATCGATTGGATATGTCGATATATCAAGGAAAAGAAGCCATACGCCGTCGTCCAACTTGGAGATCTGGCGGACATGCCAAGCCTGTCGTCATATGATAAGGGCAAAAAGTCGTTCGAAGGCAGGAGGTACAAGAAAGATATTAAGATCGCGTCTGACGTTGCAAAGCGTCTCGGGTTTGCGTGCATTGGCGCTGGCGTAGAGTCACGCAATATCTTGTACGGAAACCATGAACACAGAATATGCCGTGCAACAGAACTTCAGCCAGAACTTGATGGTTTGCTATGCCTAGATGACCTTGGATACGATGCCGCAGGATGGACAACTTACGAATTCTTGCAGGTTGTCGAACTAGACGGGATTTGCTTTAGTCATTACTTCGTTTCTGGCGTTATGGGGCGTCCAATCACAAGCGCCGCAACGCTTTTGACTAAGAAGCATCAGAGCTGCATAGCAGGGCACCAACAAGGAAAAGCTATCGCCTACGCGACAAAAGCAGATGGGGGCCAGCTAACCGGGATCATAGCTGGATCGTGCTACCTGCACGACGAGGATTATCTGGGCCCTCAAGCTAACAACCACTTTCGCGGGATCTTCGTTCTAAACGAAGTGCATAACGGTCAGTTCGATGAGTGCGTCGTTAGCCTGGACTTCCTGCGCCGTAAATACGCTTGAAAAGTCTCGCACAGTATGGTACTGTGTAGCTTCATTTTAGACGAGAGGTCTTTGTGAGCAATTCAGCTTATCGGTCGTTCAACGAAACGTCCGTTTATGACGCTTCCCAAGAACGACTAAAGTTCATTTTTGAAAACTTCGAGCGCGTCTACGTGTCTTTTTCTGGCGGAAAAGATAGTGGCGTTCTTCTTAACCTTGTCCTTGATTACGTAAAAGCTAACAACATAAACAAAAAAATAGGTGTGCAGATTCTCGACAACGAGGCGAACTACACGCACTCGTATGAGTTCATGCACCGAATACTAAAAGACAACAGGCAGTACCTAGACATCTATTGGTGCTGCATGCCTATCACTCTCCCATGCACTGTGTCAAGCTATGAAATAGCGTGGCAGTGCTGGGGAATTGACGATGAGCATCGGTGGATTCGCCCAATGCCTGAAGACGACTACATCGTCAACATGTCTAATCATCCTTTCGGTGAAAAGTTTATACCAGGCATGAACTACGATGAGTTCTGGGACATGTTCGCGGAATGGTACAGTCAAGATGTATCCTGTGCGAACCTAATAGGAATCCGTACGGCTGAATCATTGAACCGTTTCAGAGCGATCATGAATCAGCAAAAGGAAACGATGAAAGGTGCGATGTGGACAAAGAAAAACACGGACCATACCTACAACTGCTACCCAATATACGATTGGAAGACTGAAGACATATGGACAGCAAACGCTAAGTTCGGATGGGACTATAACAAACTGTACGACGTGTTCTATATGGCTGGCGTCCCAATCAAGAAAATGCGAGTTGCCAGTCCTTTTATGTCTGAATCAAAGTCAAGCCTCGGTATGTACCGGGTGATAGATGCGCCAATCTGGGCAAGGCTGTGCGCTAGAGTCGGAGGCGCTAACTTTATCGCAACTTACGGAAAGCAGCTCAACTACTCGTCGTTTACGCTACCAAAAGGACATACATGGAAAAGCTTTGTAAAATTCTTACTTGCAACTCTTCCAAGGCAGTCAGCGGTAAATTTTAAATCGCGCTTCATCCAATCGATAATGTTCTGGGGTAGGGTGGGGCGCGGATTGCCTGAAAATGTAATTGCAGAACTATACAAAACAGGAACACGGTTTCACTTTAATGGCGTAACTCCGCACGGAGGAAACGAACTCAGACGAGTTGTTATTAAAGTCCCGCCAGATCACCTTGATTCTCTTCCGTTCCATAACAGCATGGTGACAAGCTGGAAACGATTTGCAATCACAATCCTAAAGAACGACCATACGTGTAAATACTTGGGACTGTCTCAGACTCAAGAGCAGCAAAAGCGTCAACGCGCTATCCAACGCAAGTACTCATCTATCCTTAGACCGCACAAATGAAAGTTGTAAAAGTTTCAGAACTTCAAAAAGACCGAGTTGTAGAATGCCAAAAAGGGGGGTTTGTTAGCAATAGGATATTGCTCGAATCTGATGGAATGGGTTACACTCTTACTAAAACAGTGGTTAATCCTGGTTCGTGGAGATGGCACTATAAGAACCATCTGGAGTCTTGCTTTTGTGTTAGCGGGCACGGCGAAATACTTAACGAATCAACAGGAGAAACATTCGAAATTGAGCCAGATACGACGTACGTGTTAGACCAGCACGACGCGCATGTATTTACTGCGTACGTTGAAACTGTGCTAATTTGCGTATTCAACCCTCCGTTGTCTGGGAAGGAATTGCATCAGGAAGACGGATCATACGCAGCACCGTGGAAGTCTCCGGTTTACTTCGTCAGGCCGGTTCCAATTGAAAAGGTGACCGCAAACGACTACAACCCGAACCGCGTCGCTCCTCCAGAAATGGCTCTATTAGAAACATCCATCATGGAGGATGGGTACACGCAGCCAGTCGTCACTGTGTACGATCCAGATCGTGATATGTATGTCGTTGTAGACGGATTTCACCGATACCTTACCCTTAAGAACAATAAGGCGCTTGTAGAGCGTGAAAACGGAATGTTGCCTGTTGTTGTGCTTCAAAAAGAAGTCCACGACAGAATGGCGTCAACAATCAGGCACAACAGAGCGCGTGGAACGCACAACGTCGAACTGATGTCTGTGATTGTTGCCGAACTTGTCGAAATGGGGAAAGGCGACGCATGGATATGCAAACACATTGGAATGAGCCCAGATGAACTACTACGACTGAAACAGATAACTGGTTTGGCTTCTCTTTTCTTAGGCAAAGACTTTTCCAAGTCTTGGGATGTCGAGAATATGGACAACGTAGAGGACCAACTTGATGAGGAACCTTCAGAGGGTTTGGGTTAGCATCGACGAGTGGGAAGAGATTAGGCACAACATGTGGGGGGATGTAGACAACAGAAAACAAATGCTTGAAAAAGCAATTAAATTTACCGGAGATCATGTATTGTATGGATCTTATATGATGAGGGTAATTTACGAATGGCCTAACAGTTGCGACAACGCATTGACTGATTACCAGATGAACAGGAAAGCGTGGGTAGGTCATGCGGCTTGCGCATTGGCAATTAGATGTCCAGAAGATATAACACGACAAGCATGGGGATTCCTTACAGATGAGCAGCGGTTACTGGCAAATGCAGAGGCGGAAAGAGCAATTCAGTCCTGGGAACTGCGCAAGCGAGAGGGTAAGTCAATACGTCAACACATGGCGCAAGCGGTGCTATTCTAGCGATATACCGGACGAAGTACCAAAAAAAGTATCTGCGTCAGGCAGAGCGCCAAGCTACAAACAAATTGCAATTGCTATCCTTAAAAACGACCTTCAAATGCACTCCCTAGGATTCCAAACAATAGAATGGTCAGAGCAAATTCGTATAGTTGACATGGCTAGAATTGCAAATAACTTAAAGCCAATCAACTCCCAATGCGATCTTTTTGGGTTTTAAGTATCGCAATGTGTGGTACACTGTGCGCAGGGTGTAGCGGACTTGCGCAGCTGTCAGGATTCGAGCCAGCACTAGACCACATGACAGATGCGAAGCCCGGATCGATCCGCAAAGATCTGGATCAGTGCAGAATCATCGCTGCGGCATACGCAGGCATCGGAGCCGATGAGATCGCTTACGGACTCGCAGGCGGTGCGATCGTTGGCGGAATAGCAGGGCTCGGCATCGCAAGCGTCCCAGGGTCAGCAATAGGATCAGCACTTGGTGGTGTCTCAGGCGTGTTTCGAAGTGGTGACGTGTATCGCACGGTATACACTAACTGTATGCGCAACCGTGGCCATGTGCCGCTTAATTGAGGTGAAAATGACTATCTTCAGGTATCCATTAACAGATCAACAGTACGCGCGTTTCGTCAACGATCCGAACACGACCGGAGAGATTGATAACTTGGCTCGCGTACTTGGAGTCAACGTAATAGAACTTCCGCCAAATTCAACAGGTATTGCAATGCGGTGGGTATTTACCGGAAAGTGCGAAGGCGACGCGTACTTGGTTAATATCGGCCCACTGCACACATGCGTTGTTGAAGTGCGCAAGAAACCGTGGTGGTTGTTTGATTTCGTCCTAGATTACGGATTCAGAAAGGTGCTGAAATGAGTACATTATCAGACTGCGCATGCCGTGGCTGTCGCCAGGATATGCTAGGCGAAGTCCTGCACCTTGTTGACGAGATGGAAGAAGATGAAATGCTTCTGTCCAAGCGCGCAAAAGAGGATGATACAAAATGGCTACACGTTGGGAACTCTTTGATGTTGCGTCGTGTTCGTCGCCATATCGTGCAAAGGTTCCAAGAGCCATGAGTGCTCGTATGGTGTTCGTCACAGCAATGCTCCTTCTAGTCATAAACTTTCTGACGTGTGTCTGGGTGTACAACGAAGCTAAGTATATGAGCATTTACATCATAGAAGAGATGGGAAAAGTTATCGTTGACCATGAGTCACGCATAGGACACATGGAAAAGGAGTCATACATATGACCACCGTAGCGTGGGACGGAAAGATACTCGCAGCGGATCGACTTGCAAACGACCAAGGGATGCCAATAGAAGCCCGCAAGATATTTACGCTTCAAGACGGCCGAATGCTTGCCTTCGCAGGGTCGTTTAATGACGCGTACGACGTTGTTTCGTGGCTCAATGGCGAAGGCGCTGAGCCTGGAAACCTTGAAGAGTTTTCAGCTATTTTGATCGACTTTGATGGGCTTCCGTACTTGCTGCAAGGTGGTATGCAAATGCTGCCACTCGATCCATCAAAGCCGCACGCGATTGGATGCGGACGTGACTTCGCCATTGCGACCATGCACCTCGGAGGCACAGCAGTCGATGCGGTTATGGTGGCTAGTAAGTTCGACGTTAACACAGGTTTAGGCGTAGACGCGTTCCGAATAGAGCTACTGGACGAAGTGGAAGACGAGCCGGAAGAGTTCACATGGATGCAGGTCGCACTAGAGCGGGCGCTTAAGCTGTGCGGTCGTGGTGTAGCACACAAAACCTATAAACAACAATCAGCGCAGTTCATCGCGCGAAAGCTGGAGGTCTAATGGTGACGTTTCAAGATTATAAAAACGAGTTTAAGTTAGTAGACGAGGACGCAGAGAGGCGCGCGTGGAATGCGGCGTTAGTCGCCGCAAGTCAATCCATCTATGACAAGATGTCAACGTTCATAGGTCCGTGCTCGCCTCCAGGGATTGCAACCGGTCTTTCTAAAGCTGCAAGCATTGTAAATGGATTTGAAGTTGCAGATGACGGACATGACTAGTGTCTGCGTATCTGTTGGCGTTTGCAATACGGGGGATTATTGCAGTGGATAAAATCGAACGAGTTAAAGACATCATCGAGGCATGCCGTGGTGAAGGCTTCACAGACGAGCAGTGCGCATACACGGTTGCTACCGTAGAACATGAAACGAATGGGACGTTTGAGCCAGTGCGCGAGGCGTATTGGTTGCCGGAATGGTGGCGTAAACGAAGGCTTCGCTATTACCCATGGTACGGGCGCGGACTTGTTCAGATCACATGGAAGGAGAATTATGCGAAGTTCGAGCGCTTGCTTGGAGTTCCATTGACTCAAGATCCAGATCTTGCGCTTGAATGGGATACGTCCGTAGATATATTGGTTAAAGGGTTCAAAGACGGGCATTTCACTGGCAAAAAAATCAGCGACTACATCCGGCCAGGACATACGGACTGGAACAACGCGCGCAGGTGCATAAATGGAACTGATCGGGCCGCCAAGATAGCCGCTCTTGCGATCAAGTGGCTTCAGTGGATTCATAAGAACGTGCCATTAGTTGCGCACCGTCCAGCATAAAATTTTTATTGTACATCTTGCGCAACTTCTGAAATACTATAGCCGTACTTCAGGAGAAATTCAGTGGACGCAACAACTTACGTATTCGGTACGCTTGGCGAAGCGCAAGACAAGGCAGCAGAGCTTGAGCGTGAAGGGTTCGAAACTGATGTCTTATGGGTTGCGCATGCGAACTATTACGAAGTGAGGACGTACTAAGATGGACGACGAAAACGTGTACGAACTTGAATTCCTGTCGCAGCAGGAAGTTGACGAACTAATAGAAGAACTCGGAGCATGTGATGAAACTGACAGCTAGAGAAAAGGACGGGTTGAAGCTGATTGCAACGCTGTGCGTGTTCTGGATCGTTTCAGTGATCATCGCTGTTGGACTCCTTGGGCCGCTTATCTATGGCTAGATGGGAAGAACAACAGGAAAGTTACGAAACACGAATAAAGCGCATCGTTGCGCAAGGAGTGTTAAGGGGTAACAACCTTTTGAAGGTTCTTGGTACATACAAGCACATCAGGCGAATAGCAGACGATTTCGGGATGGCACCCGAAGATGTGGCAAACGACGTAAAACGTCGAGTTGCAGAGCTTCTCGGACGATTAGCAAATAGGTGATGAAATGAACGCATTATGGGTTTTGTTTATTCTTCTGGCGACTAGCACGGCTTCAGGATTCGAGGCTAACGACCAGTCAGAACTGGAGTGCTTCACACACTATAAAGACGGCGAGACTTCGGTTCACGAGTATAGCGGGCGATACTATGCGCTGATTTTCACGCGCATACCTGGGTCGGAGTCGATTCGACAGGTTAACGGGTACGTCTATAATCCAATTGGTGACATTGCACCAATGACAGGAACGGAGCTGACGATTGGATACAATCGCGTGATTTCAATCACCGGCATTCTTCGCCAGTTCACGCAACCGTGGATCGATCCTCCGCAACCGTATTACAACATTATGCGGCATATTACCTTGCCGACAGATGGAAGCGTTGGGCAGGTTGAAACGGCTAACGACAACAAGATGTATCAGCCAACTATTGACGGTAAGAAAGTGCCTCGCGGAAACGATGGTGTTGGGCTGTTCAACTTTGCACCAGTAAGTTGCGCAGAGTTGCCTAAAGTACGGTTTAAGATTCAATGAGTTGCTTGATAGTCTTCGTCTTATAAGCATCCGGCTTTCCTTCGTTCAATACCTCCATTATCGGCTCGCCTGATTGGACTCGTGCAAGCTTTGCACGACTACCTACAACGCGGGCCGCTTCTTTTTCGTCCAGAGAGTTCAGGAAATCGCGCGATGACGAGCGTTGTCCTGGCTTGTCGAGTTCGACATCTTCGCGGTTAAGCATCTTACAAAAACAGTGCGGATGGTAGGGGGGAACAGGGCACTTGCCTTTAAGATAGATTCCCTTTCCAAGACCTGTTGGGTTAGCCTGTAGGTGGATATCGCACACGTCTATGACATGGCCCGGAGCCGCTCGAACCTGAACATACTTGATTGATTCATCATCCGAGTAGTCACGCGCCAATGCTTCGCTATATGATTTGTGAAGCTCAGTTAGTCCAATCCGATTTGCGAAGTAACGGCACTTTTCCTCGTACGCTACACGCACTGCGTTGTCTCGAACGCGCCCAGCATCATGCGTTGCCCATGCGGTAATGCGCTGTAAGTATGCCGCTCGTAGTGCGGGTGTCTTGAGTCCGCCGGCCTGGATTGATTTGTAGATGCGTTCCAAGTTTGCTTTGGCGAACGGATCTCGCATGATCTCATGCAGTGCCATGAATTCGCGTCGTGGATGATTGGTGCGGAGTACAGAACGGACTCGTGTTAGCAATTGCTCATCGTTCAAGTGTCCCCACGGGCCAGCCATATACGACGGGTTGCCAGGTGCGCGAAAGCCACCCATCTTTCCTACGATACTGAGTATCGGATCTCGTCCTTCCTGCGCTTCGATACCATAACCACTGTACAGCGCCAGAGCTAAACCACGCGCTTGCATGACTCCAGCAACATGCAGTTGCAGCGCCGCCTTGGTCGTAGCCTGGACTTCGTATAGGCTGTGGTACAGCGAGTTGCTTAGCGTGGTTTCACCAACAGCAAGATTATTGACTTGCTCAGATCCAATTGAGCGCGAAAGAACTTCGCTCAGTGCAGACGAGAACGATTCGTAGAAGTCACGTTCGAATTCTCCAGTAGACTTTGAAATCGCAGCGTTTATTAGTTCGTTAGATATCGCTCCGCGTGCGTCTTGACCAGAAATAATAGCCTGAATGATCCGGTCGTATGCAGCGAACGCGGCTTGTCGTATTTGTAGTGAGTAGCGGGCGAGAACTTCTTGTTCTACATCGGGGTGAATCATAGCCTAAAATAATATACGGTGACTGGCATGATGAGTGCCCATACGATATACCAAACCACAAAGGCGAGAACTGGAAATAGTCTTGACTTCCAAGTCTCGCCATGCGGCTTTTCGTTCACATCATTCGGCCTTGCGCTTGACTACTTGAACAGCCAACTCTACACCAAGACGTGCGGCAGACTCGGCCAGCTTCAGTCCGATGACTTCCAGTTCATCCAGTACGCCAGCGCGCTTCTCTGCGCCTTCGATCTTCTTCTGAGCCCATCGCTCGACAGTCATAAGGATGCGACCGAATACGTCGGAACCAAGAATAAGACGGGCGACCATCTGAATAGCCGCAACTACTATCGCGTTTTGCATTTGTTACCTCGAAGTTTAATAAGTTCGATTGACTCTGTTTTTTTCTTCTCGTCTTCCAATACTTTGTATAGCTTTCGATACATAAAGTCGAAGTTGTCGTAATCCGGCATCGACTCTACATAATCGTCAACGGTTGTCATTTTCGTTTCTTGGGAACTAACTGCGCCTTTTCGTTCGCCGCAGTATGGATTAGTGAAGATACGATTTGTCCAACAGTCGCAAATCCTAACGCAACCTGTGCGATATCGACGCCAGTCACGTGTAGGTCGTACCCAAACTCACGCGCCAATCCGATGCATGATGTGATTAGAACAGTAAGCAACGCAACTAGATTGGCACGATTTGCCCACGTTTCGGCTTTAGCTAATTCCTTTCCAGCCTGCAACGCCTCCAACGCTGCGTTGAATTTGTTATAAACGCCCATCGGATTTCTCCATAGTTATTCGGTACCATTATATCATGTGTTATACTATCTATAGGTTTATCCGGCGGTGTTGGGGGCTTTCCGGTCAATTGGTCTATTCTATAACATAAGGCGCGGCAATGAGCGATGATAGTATCCCAACACGGTTAGCGGTCTTGGAAGCAAAAACAGATAGAACGGAGCGCGATGTGTCAAATCTAGGCGCACAGGTCGCGTTGCTATCTGATAGGCTAGATCGTGGCTTTGAGACGATAGCGTATAAGCTTGATTCTACCCATGAAAAGTGGATGAGCGCACTATCAAAGCACGTTGATAGGGACAGCGAAAAGGAGCAGCGTATCATGGAGAAGATTACCCGCGTTCAAACTATGGTTAAAGGATCTTCAATCGCAATCGGTACGATCATTGGCATTTTAACCCTTCTGGAAAACGTAGGCTTTATAAAGCATTTCTAATGTCAGATACTAAAGGCGCGCGCCAACGATACAGAAAGTTCGCGCTCCGATACTTCGAAACTATGAACGCTCGCCAGTCAGCTATCGATGCTGGCTATTCGCCAAAGTCTGCCCATACAACGGCAACCGACCTCCTAAAATTACCCTATGTGAAAGAACAGCTTGAGATGCTTAATGCGAAGCAGGAAAAGCGCACGATTATGACCGTCGCAGAACTGCGCGAGTTCTGGACTCGCGTTGCAAACGGCGAGGAAATGGACGGCGACCGCCCGACATCGATGCGCGACAGGCTCAAGGCGGCAGAGCTGCTAGGCAAGTCAACGCGCGCGTTTATCGATCAAGTCGAAGTGTCTGGTCCGGGTGGTGGGCCGGTCCAGCTCAACATAAACGGCGATCCGATTGACATCGAAAAACTCGGCTGGTGATTCTATATTCGCGCCATGGGCGCTTGAATTCCTACCGTCACGTCCAGGCACGCGATACAAGATAGCCTACGGCGGGAGAGGTAGCGGCAAGTCATATACATTCGCTCGAATGCTGGTAGTAAGGTCCTCTGTAAGGCCCGTAAGGGCGCTTTGTGCGCGTGAGCTACAGAACAGTATCAATGACTCCGTTTATACGCTCTTAAGCGACCAGATAAAGGTTTTGGGCCTTTCGTCTGTGTTCGACGTGCAGTCGCAGCGCATCTACAGCCGTGCTGGCGCAGAGATCATGTTTAAGGGCTTGCGTGGCATGTCTAATGATGCCAGCGCCCTTAAATCACTGGAAGGCGTAGATATATGCTGGCTGGAAGAAGCACAAACAGTATCGTCTCGCAGCCTTCAGACGCTAACGCCAACGATTCGCAAAAAGAACGCTGAAATCTGGGCAACGTTTAACCCAGACCAGGAAACGGACCCAATCTATACACTTGCTCTTGATCCTCCCCCTGGGTCAGTCGTGCGCAAAGTAAACTACGATGAGAATCCATGGTTTAGCGAGACATCGCTAGAAACAGAGCGAGCATGGATGCAGCGCACCGATCCAGACTCATACGCTCACGTATGGTTAGGCGAGTGCCGAAAGCATACCGATGCTCAGGTGCTTAAAGGCAAGTACATCATAGATCAGTTTGACACGCCAAGCGATGCGGGGCGCATATTCATCGGCGCAGATTGGGGCTTTAGTCAAGACCCAAGCGCAGTTGTGCGCTGTTACATCAAGGATAGATGCTTGTTTATAGATCGCGAAGCATGGGGTATTGGCGTCGAACTTGAGGACTTGCCGTCAATGTTTATGCGCGTTCCAGAAATTGAACGATGGCCAATCAAGGCGGATTCAGCTAGACCTGAAACAATCTCATTCATGCGAAGGCGCGGATTCAATATAGCCGCAGCGCGCAAGTGGTCAGGTAGCGTTGAAGACGGTATAGCGTTTCTGCGTTCGTTCGATAAAATCGTTATTCATGAGCGGTGCAAGCATACAGCAGAAGAGGCGCGATTGTACTCGTACAAAACTGACTCGAAAACAGGAGAGATTTTGAGTGATATAATAGACAAGAATAATCATTGCATGGACGCTATCCGATACGCGCTAGATGGTTATATTAAACCATCGTATAGCGGCAAATTAACATTCAATGCGAGCGCGCTATAGATGCAGATTCTAGACACGTCACGGTATAAGTTCATCGCAGACGAATTGTATTCGTGCGGCGGGTTTGCGCCAAAAGTTGTAACGAATGCTGATGGATCAAGCCCGGTACTGAATGGCTCGTCTTATCTGGTGAGGTATCCGCGTGAATCTGTTGAGAAATTCGCAAGGCGTAATCAGGTTTCGTGGCATCGTGCGTTCTTGCGTCCGGCGTGTTTGAGGTTTAGTGGATACCTTTCAAAAAAGCCGCCTATGCGTGAAATCAATAATCCGCTGCTGCAAAAAGTTGTGGACGATTGCGACTGGCGCGGTAATGACGTGGACGTATTCTGGCAGCAGTTCAGCGTCGAGGCCAAAGCGCGCGGATCGATGCTGCTGTTGGTTGATATGCCGAAACAGGTGCCGTACACGTTAGGCGAACAGATGACAAGCCGTAGCGTTCCGTACTTCGTAATGATTGCACCAGAACGAATTATGGAATACAAGCTAGACGATCAGGGGCGTTTAGATATTGTGGCTATATCAGACTATGACGAAAACAATGAACCAATATGGCGCGTGTGGACAAAGGACCAGTGGTGGATTCAGAGGCCTGGTGCGCTCGGCGGGGCTGGCTCCATACTGTCCGAAGGGGCGTATTCCATTGGAGTCAATCCTGTATTACTGTTTACCGAATCTGGCGACTTTCCGTATTACGGTGATTTCTCCCAGATCGCGGACCTGTCGCGTCGATATTTCAATTGTGCCAGCGAACGTGACGAAATCCTAAGATCGCAGACATTTAGCCTTCTGACATACCAAGTACCGCCAGAGCAGCAGGGATTCGACGCTGCGAGCGTGGCCGAGGCGATTGGTACTCACAACATGCTTATTTACCAAGGCACCGATCCATCGTTTATTGCACCTGACAGCGGACCAGCACAGGTGTACGGCGAGGTAATGCAGAATATTGAGGACAACATAAAGCGAATAGCTATGACCGTTGAGGAGCCTACGGCAGCAGAGTCTGGCGTTGCGTTGACTATTCGATTCCAAGAGTTGAACGGAGCGCTAACTTCTTACGCAAGGCGTATGGAAGACTTAGAGCGCAGGGCATGGGACGTAGTGTGCCGATGGTTGGGAGTTGCTAATCAGCCCAAGATCGAATGGTCGAAGTCTTTCGAACTGTCTGACATATCGACAGAACTATCAATCCTCCAACAGATGCAGCTTTCTGGAATGCCCCCAGAAGTTATTAAACAGCAGCAGAAAACGATTGTCGGTCTTCAGTATAGCAACTCAGATGACGCGATACTCAACGACATGATCGACGCAATCGACAATGCGAAAGAGCCACAAACGCCGGACGACGGCCAAACTAACGGGGTAAATCAAAATGGTTGATCGTACAAAAGCAGACCGAATCCGGCGAATCGCTGGCGTAACATCTGGTGGAACAGTAACCGAGATCCAGGTCAATTCAGATGGATCGATTGTTGGCACTGTTGGGCTTTCTGTTTCCGAAGTAAGCGCGACTTTTGCGCGTCCTAACAACAACACGGCGTATACCGCGAAAGATGTTGTTTCTGACAGCACGTCTACGCCAACTGTGCTGACATTTACGAATATAGCCCGCGTCAATGGCGGAAGCGGGAACATCGTAAAAGGCCGGATCTTTATAGATAGCGCAACGGCTATGCTTGGCGCTACGTTCCGCCTGCACCTCTATCACACGGCTCCGACTGCGATAGCAGATAACTCTCCGTTTGCTTTGCTTTACGCTAACCGCGACAAACGAATCGGATTTATCGATTTCCCTGCGACTACTACCGAGGGTACAGGGTCGGATAGTTCCGCGTCGCTATGGGTCGATTTGCCGCTTGCGTTTAAGTGTGCGTCGGATAGCCGCAACCTGTATGGAATCCTCGAACTTACTGCTACCGGAGCTGTGCCAACTGCGAACCACAACATCTGGGTTGCGCTGATGGCTGAGAATAACTAGGACTAACGGCAATGGCACTATTTCGAAGAGTAAAGCCCCCATTCAGCCTCAAGACGCTGGTCAAGGATTCCAACTGCGCCCTGATCCAAGACCCGTCCGCAATCTGGGGCGCTGCGGATTTCTTGCCGCGAAGGAATCTGCTGACGTATACGGAGGATTTGTCGAACGCTGCGTGGAATGCACATACTAGCGACTTAACTATTACGTCTGGTCAAACAGATAGCGTTTCAGGAACTAAAGCGTTTAAGTTAGCAGTCCCTAACGGAGTCGCGCTTACATCTGGTGGCGCGGGGGCCGGGAACTATTACTACGCTAACGGGTACGTTTTGTCTTACTCGCAATCCTTTTCCGCTGGGTCTCACAACTTATATTTTAATCTAAAGTCGGGAGAATATAACGGGGTACAAATTAGGATAGGCACGTCATCGTCTGCTGGTAGTGTGAGTTATTCAAGTGGACTGATAAATATCAGTAACGGCTCGGAAATCACATCTACTACGAGCGCCACGCAAACCATAACAGCAATAGGCGCGACTGGATACTATCAGGTAAAACTAAGTTTTAACGTGCCAACAGCCACAACGTATTACATAGTGTTGTGGGTTTGGAACTCAACTTCGTCAACAAGTGACGGCACAAAAGGGATTTATGTGTGCTTTCCTATGCACGCTCTCGCCTCCACAACCGACCAATCCTACCAGCGCGTCACCGACTGGACGACCGAACAGTACGCCTGGGCAGCACAGAAGAATGTACCGTGGTTGCGGCGGAATATGCTGCTCAATACGACGTTTTCAGGAGCAGTCGCGGGTACTCCGGGAACCGCGCCGACATCCTGGCCGTATGGCAGCAGCGGCGGGACGACCGAAATACCAGGATCAGGGGCTATTACATATAGCGCAACAGCTGCTAGACATTTTGCTAATCAAGCAGTAACAACGGCAGCCGGATACACTTATTATTTTTACATAACCGTCACTGTTAACAGTGGCTCTCCTGTACTAAACAATTTAATTTATTACACATCAGCAGGCGGGGCCGTCGCTAACTATTATTTAGACGGATCAGTATCATCAGCCTCTACTGTAATTACGGGGACGCATGTTTTAGGGATTGCGATTACTACGAATTCGACTTCTACAGTGTTTAGGTTTGGTGTCGGTACAGCAAGTAACGATACGGCTAATGTTACGTTTTCATCACCTGTACTTGGAGCAGCTTTAGCCACTCCGTACCAGGAAGTCGGCACCTCCTGGGCCGCAACCTACACCGCACTCGCCCTCGCCGCAGGCTACCCGATCAGCATGTACTCCGACGCAGCAGGGTCTGTGGCGACGTATGGGCCGGATGATCCGGTTCGGGTGATGCTGGATCAGAGTGAAGGTCTGGCGCTGGGACCAGAGTTGGTGACGAATGGCGACTTCAGTAATGGAACGACCGGCTGGACGGATGCAAGCACGGCACCAGCAACGTTTACATCCTCTGATGGCACGGGCGTATTAGCACGAACGTCTTCTGGGACCGCTAGAATGCGTGTTTCGTTCCAGACGGTCGCAGGGCGTTGTTACGGCGTTTCTTTTAATGTCACCGGATATACCTTAGCGGCCTCCGGTTTTAACATGGGCACAACGGCAGGTGGAACAGATGTGCTACCTGATCAGACAATAAACAACGGAACGTCGCGGTATATCGTGCGCGCAGCATCAAGCACGACATGGCTAAACTTCTATGGGCCAGCGTATACGCACACTCATGTATACGATAATGTAAGTGCAAAAGAAATCCCCGGCTACCACGCCACCGCGCCCTCCGACGCAGCACGCCCGACGCTGCGGCTCGACGGGAATGGGAAGTGGTATCTAGAAAGGGATTTGAGTGATGACAACCTGCCGGTGACTTGGGCAACAAACCTCACGTCAACAGGCGTCATCTACACCGCATCAGGCGACTACACCACGAAAGATTCCAATCTGATCCTTTCGGGCGCAACTAACTACACGACACCGAAGTACGATTACGGGCGGGTCGTGCTGAAAGCGCCGTCTGCAAACGACGCGAAGATTATCAAGTATCTCGACGGTAAGCGCGGCAGGACTTATCAGCTTGGGCCGGATTTGGTGACGAATGGAAATTTCAGTAGCGGAACGACGGGGTGGACATTAGTAGGGGCTGCGGCAGCAAGTGGTGGAGGAATACTATTTACTGGAACAGGATCAGGATCATCCGAAATAAACCAAAACATAGGCGCGGTATCAGGGAAGACTTACATTATCTCATACGATATTCGAGATTTAATAGCTTCACCAGGCACGTTTTTCATTGCATTAAACACTAATAATACGGTTACGCTACGCAGCGGAACAAATCAGATAATAATCACAGCAGTTAGTAACACTATAGCTTTTAAGACTGTTGCATACGCATCTGGGAATAATTACCTAATTGATAACATATCCGTCCGCGAGGTAATCATCACATGAGCTACACATACTCCGCAGTTCTGATTACCCCAGCCGACCAACTCGAAAACGCTGACAAAGTGAGCGTCGCAATCGGTCACGGGCTTAACAACTTCACGCTTCCAGCATCGAGTAACGGCACGGACATCACGCACTTGTACTGTCACGCATGGTGCAACGAAGTGTTTGATGGATGGGTTAATGGGCTGTCTAGCGGTCAGCCGCCCGAGGGTGATTGGGAAGCGGCGGGCCTAACGATGGAAGAAGCGATGCTGGCCCTTTCTCGCATGGTCGTGAGCTGTCGTGAGGGTGCGGACCCACAGCAACATACAAATGAAGTATTAAACGCACTCGGATTAACTAAGTTATAATTACTAAATAGATTATTGGAGTATACGAATGATTAGGTCAAGAACGTTTGTACTCGATAGCAACGCATCGACTAAACCATTACAGCTTACCGAGTTGGGTTGCCTACGAGTAGAAACGTCGGCAGACCTAAGCATCCCTCACCACGACTACGAGTCGTATGGATACACAGGATCAAATCTGACGACGATTACCTATAAGCAAGGCGGATCGTCTGGCGATACGGTTGCCACCATGACCATCGCATACGACGAAGAGGGCCGACCGACTAGCCGAGCGGTGACGGTGCTATGAGTTACGTTCTAAACCCGTTTACCGGGAAAGTTGATCAAGCTGGCACCGCTTCAATCCTAATAAAAGGGACTGCGGCTGATTATGCGTCACTCCCATCTTCAGGACTAACCGCCGGCGATACGTATGTTGTTGACGCGAACGGGCACGGCTATACGTGGACTGGAAGTGCGTGGGTAGACATCGGTACTATACGCGGCCCGACCGGCCCGACCGGCCCAGAAGGTCCGCAGGGAGATGCCGGTCCAGAAGGACCAGCAGGGACGTCGATTACGCTAAAAGGCAGTGTAGCGACCGCCGTTGCGCTTCCGTCGTCTGGCAATACAGTAGGCGATTTGTACGTCGTCACTGCAGACGGCAATGGATACGTATGGAATGGGTCAGGATGGCAGAATACAGGACCAATTAGAGGTCCGCAGGGACTCCAGGGCGCGCAGGGTCCAGCCGGTCCGACTGGTCCGCAGGGTCCGCAAGGTCCAGCCGGAAGTACCGGCGCACAGGGTCCGACTGGCGCCACTGGACCGCAAGGCCCGCAAGGCCCGCAGGGTGCCGCAGGTGCAGCGGGTGCGGCAGGCAATACCGTGCTTTACGGCACCACAGATCCAAGCAGCGGAACAGGTGTTAATGGAAACTTTTACATTAACACTACTAGCAAAACGCTATTCGGACCGAAAGCCGCAGGCGTTTGGCCGTCGGGCACGTCGTTGGTCGGACCCACTGGTGCGACCGGATCGACTGGAGCAACTGGCGCAACAGGTCTGCAAGGTCCGGCAGGCGCTACGGGTGCAACTGGACCAGCAGGGGCTACCGGACCAACAGGCCCACAAGGACCAGCAGGATCTAACGGTAATACCATTCTTTCAGGCACCGTAAACCCGACTAGCGGTACTGGTGCGAATGGTGATTTCTATTACAACACGTCCAGCAAGACCATATTCGGCCCAAAGGCAGCAGGATCGTGGCCGACCGGCGTATCACTTCAGGGCGCAACAGGGGCTACTGGCGCAACAGGACCGGCAGGGACTAACGGAAACACGATTCTTAGCGGTACTGTAGCTCCGTCAACCGGTACTGGCGTTAATGGAGATCTGTACTATAAGACCGACACGTCACAACTATACGGACCAAAAACCGCTGGCGATTGGGGGGCTCCTAAGTCACTAGTAGGAGCGACGGGTCCGCAAGGAACACAGGGTGTTCAGGGTGTTGCGGGTGCTAACGGAAATACCCTACTTTCAGGTACTAGTGATCCAACTTCAGGCGTTGGAAACAACGGCGATTTCTACATCAATACTGCGTCTAAAACGATATTCGGTCCAAAGGCTACAGGAGCTTGGCCATCTGGCGTTAGCATTGTAGGCGCAAAAGGCGATAAGGGAGATACTGGTGCGACCGGAGCAACCGGAAGCACTGGGCCGCAGGGTGCGGCGGGAGCCGCAGGTTCGTTAGTGTCTTCAAATGTCAGTATTGTTAGCAATACCCTGACTCTCGACTTTGCAAGCAAAAACGATGTTTGCTTTGTCGTGCCTCTTAATGCTGACATCGTAGCGAACGGAATTAGTTTTACTAACGTTCCATCTGGAGCGGTTCGCGCAACAATCATCGCAACGTCTGACGGCACGCACACTATCGACGCAATCGATTGGCCGTCAAGCGTAACGCTTATTTCGCCTCAGTATACATATACCGACGGCACCCCAACAATAATGTGGCTTGATACGCCTAATGGAGGCACTAACTGGTATGTAAGCAATAATGCTCCATTGGAAACGCAGGCTATATCTGACGGAGATAAGGGAAGCGTTACCGTTTCTGGCACTGGCACTGTTTGGACGCTTAATGATAATGCAGCAACGACTGCAAAGCTTAATGATAAGGCAGTAACCTATGCAAAGATACAGGATGTATCCGCAACTAACCGCGTTCTGGGCAGATCTACTGCTGGAGCTGGTGTTGTCGAGGAAATACCATGCACTTCAGCAGGGCGTGCGGTTATTGGAGCTGCAGATAATACGGCAATTCGTACCGCCATTGGTCTTGGGAGTTTAGCAACCGCATCAACTGTGAACGGTGCGAACTGGAGTGGGCAGGACCTAGCACTAACTGACGGAGGAACTGGGGCAAGTCTCGCAGACCCGAATACGGATGCAATTATGTTTTGGGACGATTCTGCGGGTTCTGTTACATGGCTAACTCCAGGGACAGGGATCACTATAAGCGGCACAACAATATCGTCTGATGGCGGAAGCGGAGGAATAGCTGACGGCTCGACGCTTGCAAGCGGCCTGACTTTTCCTAACGCTGGATTGCAGGTTAAGGATACTGACGGGTCGCATGTTTTGGCGATTAAGCCAGGTAGCAACATCACTGCTAACCGTATCCTGACGATACGTACAGGCGACGCCGATAGAACTCTAGATTTAAGCGGAGGCGATGTAAGCATAAGCACTGCTGCGGCTACTGTTCTTGACGACGCGTCAACGTCTGCAATGCGCACGACTTTGGGCGTCGCGATTGGATCAGATGTGCAGGCATATAATAGTAATCTAGCATCGATTGCATCACTTACAGATCCGAACGCTGACAGAATAGCGTTTTGGGATGATAGCGCAAACGCATGGGCATGGCTGTCGTTAGGAACTAACCTTTCGATCAGCGGCACGACGATTAACGCAACCGGATCATCTGGCGTTGCAGCAGGCTTAGTTATAACCGAGGCGACTACAATAGGCGGTACTATGGGTTGCTATTTTGTGGAGGGTACTACCGTTGGCTAATATCAAGTTTTCAGCAGTTACAGACGCAACGCGAGCGGCAGGTACTCCAGCAGACGGAGAATTTGTCTGGACTACGGACACAAAGAAATTTTATCGCGGCGATGGGTCAACGGCAGGCGGTATTGCTATTTCTGCAACAGGAGCAGGAGTAGCGGACGGCAGCACGCTGTCAACGGGGCTTACGTTCCCGAATACGGGGCTTAAGATCGCGGACACGAACGCAACCCATCCGTTGACGATAGCGGCAGGTAGCGACCTGACTGCAGCTCGCACTTTGACGATCACAACCGGCGATGCAAGCCGCACGCTAACACTTTCCGGCGACGCAACCCTTCCGGCAGGAACCGCAGTTGTATCTGGCGGGGCTTTAGGAACTCCTTCGTCAGGCACTTTGACGAACTGTACTAATCTCCCGATTTCCGGAATAGCGGCTTCTACGTCTGCAGCATTTAGTACTGGCACTATCGAACTAGGACATGCGTCTGATACAACTATTTCACGCGTTGGTGCTGGTGTTATTGCAGTCGAGGGCGTTACTGTAGCAACAGTAAGCGGAACGCAAACTCTTTCTAACAAAACCCTGGCAGCAACGTATTTAAGCGGAACTATTGACGGGGGAGGCCAGGAAATCGGGCGATGCCTTAACCGTGTTGTGACCAGCGTTACCGGGACTCTTACGACGACATCGCATAGCGGGTGCATCATAAAAACGAGCGGAAACGTGACCGTACCTACGACTGCTGGATTTAACTGCGTAATTATCGCAGGCGGCGCGCATACCGTGACTTTTAATGGCACCGTTTCTGCCGCAATGGCAACAGGGGATGTGATGACGGTATTTGTAGAGTCTGCAACCGTTATCCATGCCGTCAAAACTGCAGCAGCTGATAAGGTGACGTTTGCATGATAGTACAACCGTTTGGGTTCAACCTTAAAAAGGAGTCTGGCGGCGGTGGCGGTGGAGCAATTACATACAAAAACTCGTTTGTAGAAAACTTCCCAGACGCGTCTGCAACAACGTTTACAACAACCGGAACGCTCAATATTGCGTCGGGTGATTTCGTTGTTGTGCTTGTCGCTTATTACTCGTTCGATGAGACGTTGCCGGATGCTGAGTCAATCGGGGGCCAGGCATTAACGCTAGCACATTCTAGTTATGTTGCAGGCGAAAAGTACAGAATCAGGTTGTTGTATAAATCAAACTGTTCAGCTAATTCGGCTGCAACGTTTGTTATAGATACGTCAACAGCAAATAATGCCATTAACTTCGTTGGCGTAGCAGCGGCATGCTATAGCGGTATTGCAGCGTCTAGCGCATTCGACACTGCGGCATGTAATGACGCGACGTGTACGGCGCTTGCGACATCGTCAACTAGCCGAACAACTCAGAATATCACAACCGCAAACGCAAACTCACTAATCGTTTGCGCTGGTATTGATTGGGACGGGAACAAGACGCATACAGCGGCCAATAGCTTTAACAAGCGGCTTAATGGGACAACGCCATTCATGTTTGACAAGATAGTTTCTTCTACCGGCTCATACCCTGGCGGAAACTTCTCAACGACTAACACGGCAGATCAATACCTAGCCATAACGGCAGCATTCAAGGGGGCGTGATGCATTTACTATTTGGTCTTATCATGTTATTGATTGCTGCGCAAGCAAACGCAGCTTGCGACCGTAATGCGACGACATCGACGTTTTCTACCGAACTCGCAGCTGCTACCACGGGACAGACGATATGTCTAGCGGCAGGCAATTACGGCACGTTTACTGGCACCAACAAAGCCGTTACGATCCAGTGTAATTCCGGGGCGACGTGCAATATGGCTGTCGATTTTGGTTCCGGTGATACAGGATTCACAATTGACGGCATGTCTGGCGTTAACGGGCAGACGACTGGAACGGCGTCAAACATTACAATTAAAAACTCTACATTTAATGGGGCAATGGAGGTTTTAGGGACAGGCGCAGGCATATTGCTTGATGGAAACAACCATAAGAATATCTGTGGCAATCAATCGTCGTGGCGTGTGTTGTTTGAGGGGCCGGGAACGATACAAAACTCGCTACTGGAAGGGTGCGGATCGGATGGCGTTCGGCTAGGAGGGACCGCAGTTGCAAACGTACTAAACAATACGTTTCTAAACATCATTGACGATGGTAGCGGCAATCACACTGACAACATTCAGTTCTATGGCGGATCAAATGCAGTAGTTCGAGGTAACTACTTTAAGCAGACAATACAAGGCGAAACGCAGGTAATCGGCGCGTTCGATGGTACTAGTGGGAACCTTATCGAGGACAACGTAATCGATGTCATTAGCCGCCCATGGGGAATCGAGCTATACAAAGACACAAATTCAATTGTTAGGCATAACACTGTTGTTTATCATACCGTGGCCGAGGGGTGCTTTTATAACATCAATTGCGGGGGCATCACTTTAGACACAAAGGATACGCCTGGTAGCGGAACTCAGATTTACGACAACATTGCCGTATTTCTCTCTTTTGAAAACGGATCGACCGCATCCGTAAACAATAAGAACATGCTCCGAAGCGGAGCGACCGGAACTAACTTTAACGGGATTCCTGTTTTCGTTGGCGGATCTAACCCGACCACTTACGGCGGTTACGCTCTAGCGGTCGGATCGCCTGGCAAAGCGGCCGCATCCGATGGGCTTGACGTTGGCGCGCGCATTTCGGCTCCAGTAGATACTGCGCCTCCAACTACTCCGACAGGACTTACCGCGCTCGCAACCGGCGCAACTCAAGTCAACTTATCGTGGACTGCATCCACTGATGACGTTGCTGTGACGGGATATGACATCAGGCGATGTTCTGGTGCAGGTTGTACTCCGTCCACGATTATTGCAAGCACTGTAGGAACAGGCACGACATACAGCAATACGGGGTTAACTGCTTCCACGGTTTACCGTTACGACGTGCGGTCAAAGGATGGCGTAGGCAATACGTCAAGCTACTCGTCTATTGCCCAAGCAACGACAAGCGCCCCAGCAACTTACACAGCAACTCCAAGCGAACGACTGAACCATAATGGCGGCGTAATAAACCCAAGCAGCGCACAAAGCATTACAGAGGGTAATACGACGACGTTTAGCATTACGCCAAGCGGAGGATATACGGCGCTTGCTAGCGGCACGTGTGGCGGGTCGTTATCTGGCACTACGTACACCACAAATGCAATCACTGCAAACTGTACGGTTGTTGCGGATTACATCGCGTCGATTTGTGCATTGCAGCCAGCGAGTACCGCGACGACTGCTATGTCCGCGCAGACGGGGACGTTTACCTATCGATTTTCGGTTATTCCAGTTGCGACGACTCACGATCTTACGCTTGGCCACACTAACGGCGCATGGTCGGCATATACGAGCTACGCAACCACTGTTCGCTTTTCGTCCGCTGGCGTTGTAGATGTTCGCAACGGCGCAGCATACAGCGGGACGTACGCATACAGCGCTAATCACCAATACGACGTACGAATGGTCGTCAACGTGGCAGCCAAGACTTACAGCGTATACATATCAGACAATGGCGGGGCAGAAACGCAGGTTGCGAGCAACTACGCATTCCGATCCGACCAATCTACTGTTTCCACGCTTAACAACTTCGTTGCTGTAACGCTGTCAGGATCAACAACCGGATCGTATTACTGTCCGACCGGGCTAGATTCGACAGACACGACTCCCCCAACTGCAACCATTACAGCACCAACCAACGGATCGTCAGTACAAGGTTCAAGCGTTGCTGTATCTGCTACCGCTACTGATAACGTTGGGGTTGTTGGGGTCCAGTTCAAACTTGACGGCTCAAACCTTGGAAGCGAAGACACAACTTCGCCATATAGCGTTACGTGGAACACGACGACTGGTAGCGATGGCGCGCACTCGCTAACTGCAACGTCGCGAGATAACGCAACCAATAGCACTACGTCTAGCGCAGTATCGGTGACTGTAGACAACAACGCGCCAAGCGTTCCGAGCGGGCTATCCGGTTCGCCTGTTGGTGGATCTCAGGCCAATCTAACGTGGACTGCATCGAGTGATACGGTTGGCGTCACTGGTTACGACGTAGCGCGGTGTACAGGTGCATGGTGTACGCCTACAACGGTTGTAGGAACTCCGACAACTAACTCTTATAGCAATACTGGGTTGTCAGATGTTACAGAATACCGCTATGCGGTTCGTGCAAAGGATGCAATCGGGAACGCATCGTCTTATTCGACTGTATCCACAGTAACGACGCTTGACGGAACAGCGCCAAGCACACCAACCGCGCCAACCGCTACAGCTGTAAGCACGTCGCAGATTAACTTATCTTGGACTGCTAGCACTGACAATGTTGGCGTTTCAACGTATAGCGTAGAGCGCTGTACTGGAGCAGCGTGCTCGTCATTCGCGGCGCTAGTTACGCAGGCGGGAACGACATATAACAATACCGGTCTTTCCTCTGGTACGACTTATCGGTATAGAGTGCGCGCGACTGATGCAGCAGGCAATAATTCTGCTTATTCTGCTATATTCGAAGCAACTACAGTTGGAATAGATTCAACTCCTCCAACTATCCCGATTGGCGTATCCGCAACGGCAGTTAGTGATTCCCAGATTAACATATCGTGGAATGCGTCAACTGATGCTGTAGGCGTGACAGGATACCGAGTTGATAGGTGTGCTGGAGTATCGTGTACATCGTTCGCATTGCTTGTTAACCAAGCCGGAACTACATATAGCGATACTGGATTGTCGCCAGCTACGGCGTACCGTTATCGTGTGCTTGCATATGACGCAGCAGGTAACAACTCGTCTTATTCGTCTTATTTTGGAGCAACTACAAATAGCGCGGACATAACGCCTCCAGTGGTTACGATAACCGAGCCTGACGTTCTGCTTCCTCGCGGTACAACGTCAGCAACGATTTCAGCGACAACGAATGAGGCATCAACATGCAAATATGCGTCACAGTCTGGCGTATCGTTTGCCGCTAAATCAGCGTTTAGTTCTACCGGATCGACATCGCACAGCACGTCAATCGCTGTAAAAGATGGTGGCGTTTATCACAGATGGGTAGCTTGTCAGGATGCGTACGGCAATGTATCTGCCGACAAACAGGTAGACTTCTCAGTTACAACCGGAAAACGAAAACGGGGCAGAATGTGAGGATTGAACTCACAGGCGATGAAGAGGTGCGCGCGGTGTTCCGTTCGATGGTGCCGCGCCTACAAAATGTAGCGCTTGCGAAACTCGCACAGGCAGTGTACGAGGATGTAGAAAAAGGCGTTGCGCCACACGAAGTTCCAAAGCCTGGGCGTGCTAATCCGACTCGAAGGTTATGGCAGTCGCTATACAAGCGCAAGGCATCTAATGATTCGTGGGAAGTTGGGCACGATCCGAAGATTGCAGACTATGCGAGGTATGTGCTGTACGGGACAAGACCGCACGAGATTAGACCGAAAAACAGACGCTCATTGCGTTGGGCGTCTGGTGTTGGGTTTATATTCGCGAAGTTCGTTAAGCATCCAGGTACTAAAGCCGATCCGTACTTAGTCAGATCAGCGCAAAAGGCGAAACTATTATTCGAATCAATTATACTCAAAATGCAAGCTAATAAATCATGGTATAATAGCGTAGCAGAATAAAGGAAGTATATGGCACTAACGCACACGTATAACGACGCTTATCTAAAGACGCGCATTACAGAAGATATAGAAACGCGCGCGGCTGCTGATGTTGCGGATTATGGCGAGTTTCCAGACGAATGGACAGACAAGCTAGAGATATTGCGTGCGTACATTCTTGCATGCTTAGAACTTGGCGGAAAGTCAGATGATACATTCTCGGCAAAGCTTAAACAGTATCGCGACGAATGGAAAGAGGCATTGCCAATGGCTAAGAGGGCGCAGCAGTTGGCAGATCCTACGGTGACGTTGCCAATCTTCTCTATACCGATAGAGCGCGCCTAATTTGTTTAGCATACTGGACAACATGCGCGACGATCTTGCAACGATTGCAGGCGTCACGACATGCAAGATAGGAATTGAAAGTGGCTTAAGTCCGGCTGACTACCCGATGATTCGTGTAGTACCGCAAAGCGCAACACATGCGGCCGCGTTGACGCGAAAGAAGCTGATGGCATACGTATTTTTCGGAATGGCTGCGGCTGAATCAGATAACGGATTAGAGGATGTATACGAAGACTTGTGCTCGTTGGAAGAAACGATAGTAGATAAGCTGGAAACGTCAACAAAGTACGCAGCGCAGTGGACAGAAACGATTTTCGATGAAGATGTTTTAGACGATTACAAGGTTATGTGTGCGAAATTTGAGGTTTCAGCATAACTTCATTTTTAACTATAGCGTGAGGCTAATATGGCTTTTGAACTTGAGGCACTAAAAGAGAAGCTTGGCGACGATTTCGAAGGATTGGAACAGTACATTAAAGACTTAGTGGGCCAGCGCGATAGCGCTCGGAACGAGTCAATCAACGGACGAAAGGGTCTTAAGTCAGAAGTTGAACGATTAAGGGCGCTGCGTGAACAATTATTCGACAGGCTTGGTATTAGCGAGGAAGAAGAACTCGAAAACCTCCCAGACTTCAGAGGACAGGCGGAAGCGACGAAAGCGTTCGAAGCGCGACTCAAACGAATGGAAAGAGAACTCGCGGAGAAAGGGTCATCGCTAGATACCATTACTAAAAAGTATAGGGACTCTTTACAGACTTCGGCACTTACTAAAGCGCTGTCGTCACACGAATGGGTAGACCGCGATGTCGTCGAAATGGCGATTAAATCGCGGATTAGTTGGGCTGACGATGAGCCTTACTATGAAACTGAAAAGGGTGCGATTTCAATCGAAGAGGGTGTGAAACTCTTTGCGCAGGAAAAACCAGCACTTCTTAAATCGACTGGAGCGGGCGGCTCCGGGTATAACCCGAGCGGGGCAAATGCTTATAGACAGGCGAATCCGTTTGCGAAAAATTCGTTGAATTTGACGGAGCAGGGTCGCTTGATGAAAGACAACCCACAACTGGCTGAACAGCTAAGGGCTGCTGCAGCCTCCAGTTGATTATTGAGGAGTTACTAAAATGGCAGAAACACGCATTTCCGATATCATTGTACCGGAGATTTTCCAACCTTACGTAGTACAGCGTTCGACCGAACTTTCCGCTTTTTGGCAGAGCGGCATTGTTGCATCTGATGGCCGCGTTATTCCAGGCACGCGGGCAGGCGGCGAAACCGTCAACATGCCCTTCTTCAACGACCTGACCGGCGATGCCGAAGAGTTGTCCGACCAAAAGTCGCTGACCGTTAATGCGATTGGCACCAGCCAGGACGTTAGCGTTGTGCAGGCTCTTGGTAAAGCTTTCGGCTCGAATGACTTGGCATACGCACTGGCAGGCGCAGACCCGATGCGCGCTATTGGTGATTTGGTTGCCGAATGGTGGTCGCGCCAGATGCAGAAACGATTGCTGAACGTTATCAAAGGCGCATTTGCTGCTGCTTCCATGAGCGGCAACGTCCACGACATCAGCGGCAACAGCGGTGACGCAGCGGTTATCGATAAGAACACGTTTGCAGACGCGGCTTTCAAGTTGGGCGATGCGGCAGGCGGACTGTCTGCGGTTGCGATGCACTCGGCTACGTATACCAAGCTGTATAAGGATGATTTGCTGGATACCGAAAAGGGCGCAGACGGCGCTACGTTCTCAACGTACCAGGGTAAGCGCGTCATTACTGACGACTCGCTGCCTGTATCGAGCGGCACTTATACGACGTATATGTTTGGCCCTGGCGCAATCGCCTATGCAGAAGGCATGCCGAAGTATCCGGTAGAGAACGACCGCAACAGCTTGGCAGGTTATGACGTGTTGATTAACCGTCGGCACTTCGTGCTCCATATGCGCGGCGTTAAGTGGGTTGGCACGGCTGAAATCTCGACTGGCGACGCATCAAGCGGGCATCCGACCTTGGCTGAACTTGCAACTGGAACGAACTGGTCGCGCGTTTACGAAAACAAGGCTATTCGCGCAATCGCTTTCAAGCACAAATTGGCATAAACGGTATAGCACGCAAAACAATGGGAATGATCTCATTTATAAACGTGCCGATTCCCGAATGGCGAAAGCCGGTTACTAGTGAACCGGCTCAGCCAATCGAAGAAATAGCCGTTGCCGAAAGCGAAGAGCCGCGCGCAGAAAAGAAACGCGGCAGACCTGCGTCCAAAAAGTTTAGCGAGGTTTAGCAAATGTCTACTAGATTGTATACGCGGAAAGCCGCGATCCTGCTCAAGCAGGAAGTTACTGAAGGGACGGACCCGACGCCAACAGGTGCATCTAATGCGCTTTTGGTTTCGGAGCTGTCCATTGACCCGCTGCAAATTCAGACGGTATCGCTTGACTATATTCGTCCGTACTACGGTTCGAGTCCGTCGATTATCGTCGCGCAGAATGCGCAGTGTTCTTTTACTATCGACTTGGCAGGTTCGTCTGCCGCTGGTACCGCACCCCCGTGGGAAGCTGCTTTGCTTTCATGTGGTTTTGCTGCTACTAATGTAGCAGCGGCTGTAACCGGCACTGCTACTGCTGGATCGTCCACCACGATCACGCTTGCTGTTGGTGCGTCATCTGTTGACGGATATTATGTTGGTTCGAAGATTACGCGTACGGCTGGAACTAACTTCGGATCAGGCATAATCACCGGATACGTTGGCAGCACGCGCGTTGCAACTGTTGCTGGTATGGCGCTTGCACCTGACAATACAAGCGCATACAGCATCGAAGCGCATAACCAGTACAAGCCGCTCACGGATTCCCCGCCGTCTTGTACGATTTACTTCTATCGTGGCGGTGTGCTGCATAAGCTCACCGGGTGCCGTGGTACGGTATCTCTTGAGCTTTCGTCTGGCGCACGTCCTTCCATGAAGTTCACGTTTACCGGCGTGTATAACGCCGTAACGGACGCCGCAGTTGCTTCCACGACGCTTACCGCTTGGCAGATTCCGCCTGCGGTTATCACGTCGAATACGAGCGGTTACTTCTTTGGTAAGGCACTGACGGGTGGCGCGTCTGGTCTGCAGTTGTCTAAGTTCATGATGGATATGGCGAACGATATCAAGTTCCGCCAGTTGATTGGTACGTCTGGTGTTGTATTCACTGGCCGCGCTCCGAAGGGGTCAATTTCCTTCGAAATGCCGCTAGTGGCAGAATTGGACGTTTTCGGTACGGTCCAAGGCAATACCACTGGCGTTGTTGCTGTTCGTAACGGTTCGACCGCTGGCAATATCACGACGATTGTTCTGCCGAAGGGTCAGATGCAGAATCCGAAATACTCTGACTCTGATGGTGTTGTCATGATGGATGCCGACTTGATCGCGCTCCCGAATAGCGGCAACGATGAAGTCGTGCTTACTGTTAGTTAATAAGTTTCGCTTTGTGTGGTAATGTTTAGCGGCATGGTAAAATAACTGTGCCGCTTTCTTTTTAACTAATCACGAGTAACTTATGAGTTTCGTTCTAGCCAAACAAGATAAACCGTTCTGGTATAAGGTAGAGATTCCTGTAGTAACTGAGACCGGAGGGTCAAGAACGTTCAGTTTTGAAATGTTGTTTAATCGGTTTTCGCGATCTGAAGTTAACCGCATGTTTGACGAATCAAAGAACCGCAGCGATTCCGGCGACACGCTGGAAGCTGATGTTGATTACGTCATGAACATTGCAAAAGATTGGAGGCATATTAGCGACGAAGATGGTAAACCTGTCCCATTTGTTCGTGATGCTGTATTTGCGCTATTGGATCAATTCCCAAACGCGGCATCAAAGATCACGTCCGCATTCTTTGAAGCGACGCTATCGGGAGGCGCGCGAGTAAAAAACTAGAGGGCGCTGCTAGGTATTGGGCACAGCCAAAACTAAGTAGCGCGAGTGTTGAAGATGACGACGACGGGGCCGAATCATTGCGAATATTCGGTATTGTTGAAGAAACGCAAGGAGAAGACGAGTCTATTCACTTTGAAGTATTCGATGAGAATTGGGATTCTGTTCTAGTTTTCCTATCCTGCTGCACATGCTGGCGTCGTGAAATTCCAGCGATGAGCGGCACCATTCTTTACCACGGGCTAAGGTATACAGACGTTGATATAGTAATTCGCAGTTTTGGACATCGCGCGAGGCGAGCGAATGAGATATTTCGGGACTTGCAGATAATGGAAATGGCAGCGCTCCCGATATTGAACAAACCAAAATAAGGTACGCGCGCGATGGCAGATTTAGGACTTACGATTAAAATCTCGGCGGATGGCAAGAATGCGTCCGCTGAGATTGCCAATTTAGACAATCAAGTCAACAAGCTTGATCGGTCTCTAAAAAACTCATCCTCTTCCGCTTCCAATCAAGAGCGTTCGCTTTCTTCTCTTGGCCGAACTGCTGCGGCTACGGCTGCTGCGTATGTGACGGTAGGGACGGCAATCGCTGCAACACGCGCTGCCATTGAAGCTGCCGACCGATTCCAGTTACTAGAAGGCCGTCTGCGTCTTGTGTCGAATAGCGCAACGCAGTTTGCTGGCGTCTATCGTGAACTGTTCAGAATCAGCCAAGAAACAGCAAGCGACCTAGAGTCTAACGTAGCGCTGTATACGCGCATGGCGCGTGCGTTCGAAGGAACAGGACGAAGCGCGGCTGACATGCTCGCGATTGTCAAGACAATGGCACAAGCGCTGCGCATTTCTGGGTCTTCTACTCAAGAGGCGCAAAGCGCAATCCTTCAATTCTCGCAGGCTATGGCGTCAGGCAAACTCCAAGGCGAAGAGTTTAGAAGCCTAATGGAGAATGCGCCAACGCTGATGGCAGAACTTGCCAAGGCAATCGGAGTGCCTATAGGCCAGCTTAAAAGCCTCGCAACAGAGGGAAAGCTAACCGCTGACACAATAGCGGACGCAATGGTAAAAATGCGCCAATCGTTTGACGAACAGGCGCGCGCATTGCCGTCAACGTTTGGGCAATCATTCCAGCGATTAACGACAAGCTTGCAGGCATTCATGGCGGAGGTTGCGACGGCATCCGGAATGGTCAAAACGCTTGCTGACGGTATGAACTCGCTTGCGTCGTATTTTGACCGATGGCGATCGACTGGCAGCACGAATACGCTAAAGGAACAAGCGCAACTGGTTAATGAACTTGGAACCAAGTTAGTAACGCTTAAGGCTAGAGGCGCTGGAATAGGGGATATCGACTTCGCACAAAAGCAGTTTGACGAAGCCGACAAACTTCTCCAACAGATGATTGCACAAGAAAAGCAAGTCACTGCGCAAACAACAGAGATGTCTAAAGGCTTTGGAGACGTTGGCTATAAGATAGAAAACGTCGGAAAGAAGGCAGAGGATACCATCGCAGCAATTGCGCAGGCGGCTAGAAAGGCTGGCATACCTGAACAGCTTGCGGTGACTGTCGCTAAACTCGAATCTAACTTTAACCAGGGGGCAGTATCAGACAAAGGCGCGACTGGCGTTATGCAGTTGATGCCGAAATACTTCGGCAATAAAGGGAATATCAACAATGCAATGGAAAATATCAGAATCGGAGTCGAAGAACTTGCGCGACTGTATAAGAAGTATGATGGAGACCTTGTTAGAGTACTTGCCGCATACAATGGCGGGGAAGGCAATCTAGCAAAATACGGCACTGGTGCAGGATGGGTTAAGGACTATCTAGCAGCATACGACAAGGCCGCTCGCGATCTTAAAGCAAAGTACCCGAATGGGCTACTAGCAGACACGCTATCGCCAAAGCAGCAGGAGCAGTTAACGCGATCCCAATTTGAGACATTCAGCGCTGAACTTGACACAATGGAAGCGAAGACTAAAGCCGCGATGGATAAGCGCAATGCTGAGATCGATACTCAAATAGAGAAACAAAAAGCGCGCATCCAGGAATTCGACGCGACCGTTTCGCGCGAATCTAGTCAAGCCACAGGTGCTAATAAAGTCGCTTATTTGACGCAAGCCGCAGAGCAAGAAAAGGCGATGCAGCAGGAATTGCTGCGCTTGCAACTTTCTAAGGTTTCCAACGAAGAAACGTACGCTCGCGTAAAGCTGGCCAACATTAACGCAATCATTGCCGCAGAAAACCAGTACAAACTAACTGAGCAACAGCATTTACAACTGACCAGTCAGCGCGAGCAAGCCGAGGCGAATCTAGCACAACTTAGCGCACAACGCGCACAACTTGAGATCCAATCAGGCACTAAGGCGTCGCAACTTGCGAGCGACATCGCGTCTGCGCAGCAGCAAGAAACTGACGGAAAGGTACGAAGCGCGCAGGCGATTGCCGACTATCTCCAATCATTGGACGACCAGATTGCAGCGTTGCAGGATCAAAACAACTTGCTGTCCGAGGAACAGCGTTTGCGCGAGGTTTTGGTTGGGCTTAGCAACGAAGAGGCGGACGCAGTAGAGGCGACCGCAAAAAAGAAACTGGCGGAAATCGAAGCACTAAACGCCGCCAAGAAGGAACAAGCGGACTCCGAAAAAGCGGTAAAGGACGAAGTGCTCCGCATGGGCCAATACTATCAAACTATGGTCCGCCAAGCTCAGCAGAGCGCGCAAGGAATGGCGGAAGCGTTTGGTAAGACTGGCGCGGCTATTGGTCAAGTCGTGGCAGGATTGGCTCAGTATAACGAGACGATGTACCAGTCCGAGCAGCGCATCAAGTCGATACAAAGCGACAAGACGATGCCAGACGCTGAAAAGATGACGGCTATTCAGCGCGAGCAGTCGAACCAGTTAAGCGCGCAGATTCACCAATACGGCAACCTAACGCAAGCCGCTGGATCGTTCTTCGAGGAAGGAACGAGCGGTTATAACGCGATGCAGGCTGCTACTAAAGCGTTCCGCATGATCGAGTTAGCGTTGACGCTTTCGAACTATATCCAGATGGCTGTTGCTGGATGGACGTTTACCGGACAAGACGTAGCGCAAAAGCAGATGCAAGGACAAGCTGCGGCAGCAGTAGGCGTTGCTAATCAAGCAAACGGAGAACCTTATTCTGCCTGGATACGCATGGCCGCTATGGCGGCAACAATGGCAGCGCTTGGGTTTGGCGTAGGCATGGGAGGTGGTAATCCTGGCAAGCAAGGCGCGGTTGGTAAAACGACTGCGGTCAATACTGGCACCGTTACGGGCGACGAAGCAGCCAAGAGTCAAAGCATTTCGAATAGTCTCGAAATACTGAAGAACAATAGCAGCGCGGATCTTGACTATAGCGCCAAGATGACGAAAGCGTTAGAGAATATCGACGCGTCGCTTAAGGGCGCTACTACTAGCCTACTCGTAAATGTCAACGCACTGACTGCTCTTACTGGACAAAACGTTAAATGGGTCAACAACAATAAGGGATTGTTTGGCGAGCCTACGTTGTTCATGAATACACGTTCTAAAATAACAGACTTCGGTATTGGGACGCTTAACCCGCAACTGCTAAGCGAAGTATTGAAAAGCGGGTTAGAACTAAAGAGTTATACCGATGTCACGACGACCACTAAGCTATTCGGTATGACGCTATCGTCTAAGACAAAAACGTATCTAGGCCAAGTTGCTCAGGAAACAGAGGATGCATTCACTAAGGTGATCCGATCACTCGCTGATGCGGTACAGGAGGGCGCAAAAGCATTCGGCATTTCGAGCATGGAATTCCAAAAGCGCCTTGCCGAGTTCACAGTTTCCATTGATCCTCAAAGCCTGAAAGGCACTGACGGAAAGAAACTAACCGGAAAGGAACTACAGGAAGCCCTTTCTGCTCAGTTTAGCGCGATTGCGGATCGCATGGCGAAAGCCTTAAACATTGACGAGCTAGAGTCATTTAATCGTGTTGGCGAAGGAATGTTCGAGACTCTAACTCGCGTTGCATCTGGCATTAACCAGGCAAAAGGCGCGCTAGAACAACTCAACATTGCAGCAGTGTCGTACAAGGATGTAGTTAACCGTCAAGCCGAAGACGTAGGCGCAGAAATCGTTCGCCAGTCGATCATCATGCGCGAGGCAGGGTCTAGCGTTGGCAAGTTCATGGAAGACGCTGTAGGAAGCTTGGACGACCTCGTTGCCGTATATCAAGACCTTGTTGCGGTGCGTGACCTGTTCACGGGTATGGGCATTGAGGCGAATGCGCTTACCAGAGCAATGACTGAAGCTGTTGGCGGAGTTGCTAATCTACGCAACGCAATGGAGGATTTCAACTCCAATTTCTTCAGTGCTGGCGAGCAGTATGCTAACTCGCTGGTCACTATATCTCGACAGTTTGGAGAACTCGGGCTAGTACTTCCGACGAGCAAAGAAGGGTTCCGCGAACTCGCGTTATCCATCGACACGACTACCGAAGAAGGTCAAAAACTGTTTGCGCGTGTTGTCGCGTTGTCTGGAGCATTCGCAGATGCAGCCGACGCAGCCGACGAACTCGAAAAGAAGTATAAAAACTATATCAATCCGCTTGGGACGTATGCTGAACAGCTTCAGACAATTGTCGATGATTTCAAAGACATATTAGACGCAAAGCTAGGGCAAGTAGAATCAGACTTTGCAAACCGTGCCGCTCTTGCCAAAAAAGCAGTCAATGACCCACTGCAAGCCGATGTCGATAAGTTAACTGCTTATCGCAGTATCCGGCAGTCCGAGATAAATACCAATCTTGGATTCCTGAATACGACGCTTTCAGAAATCAGCAAGTATCAAGACCTTATCGCGCGCTGGGAAGGCGTGCCGAAGGCTGCACAATACGTAGCGTCGTGGCGTCAACAACTTGGAGATCTTAACGCCCAGGCCGATATACTGCGCGGCGACCTCTCGGCAAAACAGAAAGAAATCGACAGCATCAACACGCAGATTCAAGGCATTATCGACCAGATGGCCAAGAACAGCGCAGACATAGATTCTGCGCAACTTGGCGAAAAGCTTAAAGCGCTGACGGATGAACGAAAGCGCATACTCCGACAAGAGGGCGAGGTGCTGCTTAGTTCGCTGCGCGATTTCTGGAACGATATGATCCGGGGTATTGAAGACCTGCAGAATACCATCGCTTCCAAGATTGCCGACCTAAAGGGAGGGAACGCTCCGTTACAATTTGCCAAACAGCAGTTGCAAGCATCCACTGACGCATATAGGGAATACCGCAAATCTGGCGTTAATGATCCGCAAAAGGGCGTAGAACTCATTACTGACATGATTAACAACATCATGTCAGTATATGATCAACAAGTTGAGAGAATACAAAAGGGCATCCAGCGGAAAACCAACGCGATCAACAAGCAGTTGGAATCTGATATTGAAACGATCAACGTCAGGCGTGATCGAAAGCTTGCCGCAGTAGACCGCGCAGAGGAAGCACGCACTAACGCCGCTAGGGACGCCGCAGAGGCACGCATTGACGCGATACAGGCTGCCCTAAAGGGTGCGGAGCGGCAGCTAGAGGACCGCCAACAAGAGGCCACATGGTCGCTTGAGGATCAGCAGTCTGCACGCCGTGACGCGCTACAGAAAACCCAGAATGCGGAAATGGAAGCGCTTCAGGATCAGCTAAACATAGCGAACCAACTCAAATCCGCGTTTGCTCAGATCAAGCAGTACGCCGAAGGACTTAAGACCGGCGCGCTGTCGAGTTTGTCTCCGGAAGACAAGATCAAGGAAGCCCGCCAACAGTATGCAACGTTGGTTGCTCTTGCGAAAGGTGGTGACGCTGAAGCAGCTGGAAAGGTAAGCGGTCAGGCAGATGTATTGCTTAACCTGTTGCGTCAATACTTCGGCGGATCGACGGCATACGCTACCGAGTTCGAGCGCATCCAGAAAGAACTCGAAGCGCTTGGAAATACACAGACAAACGAGGTATCGGTACAAAGCAAGATCGACCAACTAAAGGAACAGCAAAGCGCTGATATGAAGGCGCTGGAACGCACGTTCCAGGTTGAAAGCCGAGCATTATCACGCGCACAGTCTGACGAAATGGATCGACTTCGCGAGTCATTCCAATCTCGTATTGATTCAGTCAACGACACACTCGACAACAAATTAACGCGGATTTCTAAGCAGTTCGACAATCAACGCCAGGATATCAACGACTTGTACGACAAGAAAGTTTCGAAGGCTCAGGCGAAGGCGCAAAAAGCCATCGAAGACTTGTCAGACCCTGAAAAGAATCTAGCACTCAAGACGCTGCGTGATCGGACGATAGCAAAACTCGAACGGCTTAACGAACTGCTTGCATACGAGCGAACTCGGGCCGTTAATCAGATGGCAACTCTGATTGATGAAGTCAAAGGCCTGAACATATTGAACCGAGCACAGTTGCGGCAGCTTAACAAGATGGCCGCAAACATGGGCGTCGATGTCGTTCCTGCAGCAGCATCTGGCGGTTATCTCGGCGCCGGGTTGGCGCTTGTAGGAGAGAAGGGACCGGAACTCGTTAATTTCGCAAAGCCAGCACAAGTCATCGATGCAAATAATAGTAAGCGGATCATGACCAGTGAGGATGACGAGAAGATAACTAAAGCGATTGGCGAACTTAAAACAGAACTGCAGGCAATCGTCAATAGTAACGCAATGGCATACCCAAGAATGGTGCAATCTCTAGAGCGTATGGACGATAGATTATCAACGATTGAGCGAAATGCTAGGCTTTCAGCATAGTATAATTTTACTTTTGGAGAATTAAGGCATGGCTAGTTTTACTAATTACCTTGAAAATAAATTAGCAGATCATCTGTTCCGCGCAACGGCGTATACGCCAGGCACTATGTACGTTGGCCTATTTACTGCTGCTCCAAGCGACACGGGCGGTGGCACTGAAGTTAGCGGTGGATCATATGCGCGTGTTTCAGTAACAAAGGCAGATGCGTCATGGAACGGAACGCACGGAACAACAACCGGGAACAGTAGCGGAACTGGCGGGACTGTTTCGAACGCAGCATCCATTACTTTTCCTACCCCTACCGCGAATTGGGGAACCGTAACACACTTTGGTCTGTTCGACGCGTCAACGTCAGGCAATCTGCTTGTATGGGCCGCGCTAACCGCATCCAAAACCGTTAACAACGGAGACCCAGCGCCAATGTTCCAAGCCGGTGCGCTGACCATTCAGATTGATAACTAGTAATGGCATCAGTCACTAACTCGCCGTCTGCCGCTGCGAATGACACGCAGTATGGTGCAAATGCGTGGCAGTTAGTTTCTAATGTTCTAACTTCAAACGACCAACGTACCTACTGCGTAACGTCTGGAGACACTAATTACTGTCTAACAGACACGTACGGATTTAGTCTGCCAACTGACGTGCGTGTTGACGGCGTGGAGGTCAACGTAGAGCGAAATCGTGTATCCGGAACTATCGTTGATTCATCCGTCAGGATCAAGCTCGGAAGCCCTGGCTCGTTGTCGGAAGACGATAAGGCCGACACGGGTACTAACTGGCCGACGACCGATACCGTAAAGACATATGGCGGATCGTCAGACACATGGGGCCAAGAAATAACAGGCGCACAAGTCAATTCTAACGATTTCGGAGTTCTGTTTTCGGCCAACTTGTCGGCAGGGGGATACGCACAGGTAGATGCGGTCAGCGTTACCGTCTACTACACTCCTCTGATTGTCCTTAATGCATCACCATCTGCCGTTGCCACTGCTACTGGCGGGCTGACCACATCGATTACGGCAGCGTCAAACGCAACCGCAGTGACTACCGCATCAGCATCTCTTACAACGTCAATAACTATGGCTGGCGCAGCGTCCGGAGTTGCGGCCGCAAGCGGTACTGTTATTTCGCAGCCAATTTTCGTAGCTGGGTCAGCATCTGCAGTTGCGACTGCGACCGGAGCGCTTACGACATCAGTACAGCTTGCCGGAGCAGCATCAGCAGTTGCTACAGCATCGGGAACGGTCACGATACCAGTGACACCTGGAACAGAACTTGCGCGCTACATATTCCTGGCTGAAATCGAAGCCTACGATCCGGGCACGTCTAGTGTTGTGACGCATCGGTTTTCTAGCGGGCGAGGGTACGACAACAGCGGGACGTTTTACGCGCCCAGGATCGAGAATCCTGCCACATTCCGACGCGATGCCGGGGGCGTAGTTGTTGGAGGTCGTCAGCAGGTATCGCTAGGCGAGTTGACGCTTATAAACACTGACGGTGCGCTTGCGTACCTTGCCGATGATTATTACGACGGTCGCACGCTTACGCTTAAGTATGGCGACAGAACAGACTCATATGGACTTTTTACGACAGTCCTAAAAGCTACCATTGACTCCGTGTCGTTCGAACGGCAACGGGTCTCTGTGCGACTAAAAGACCGCGCCAACACGCTCGACAAGTCGCTTTCGACTGCAAAATATGCAGGCACTAATGCGCTTCCATTAGGGATCGAAGGAACGCCAGACGATATCAAAGGGCAGTCAAAGCCGAGAATTTATGGGCGAATATCGCTGATGTCTCCGGTACTTGTCAACACGTCACACCTAATCTACCAAGTGTCAGACAAGCCAATTACGGGCGCGGTACTTAACGTGTTCGATGCTGGTGCGCAATACTTCAGATCGACGCCAGATTATACCAACGCGACCAATTTACAAGCCGCTGGCCAGGGTCCTGGTGCTGGGTACTTTAAGTGCTACTCTGGATCGGAAGGTACATTTTTCAGACTTGGCAGCAGTCCGTACGGCACGGTCAGCGCGTGCGTTGCTGAGGATTGGGACCATACTGATTGCAGCGCATCAGGCATTATCAAGCGAATCCTAACTGAGCAAGGGTATGCCGCCAACGTTGATTGGGTAGAGTCCGACTTCACGACGTTAGATCAAAAGTGCGCTGCGCCGCTTGGTGTTATAGTCAGCCAAGAGGAAACTATTGCAAGCGTTATCGATAGAATTTGCTCAACTGTCGGCGCGTGGTGGGGTTTCGATAATCTTAATAGATTCAGAATCGCACGGATAGACGATCCTCCAGCTACGCCGTCAGCCGTATTCAACGATAACCATATCATTAACATTGAAAAGAGACCAGATGCGGAGTACCCAATCTGGCAAATTACAACGGCTGCGGATATCAATTACGCGGTACAAGACAAAAAAACACTAGCAGGAGTTGTGACAGATGATAAGGCTGCGTGGTTTTCGGAGGCTTCGAGGGCGCAGACATACGCTAGTTCAGCTATCAAGACGACTCGGCTATTGGCTGAGGAAAAAACCAACGATCAATCATTGTTTGCTTCGATATCTCAAGCGTACGCAGAATCGGCGCGTCGGGTTTCGGTTTTCGGAGTACGTCGGGACATCGTGTCTGTTTCAATAGGTGGAGCAATTAAATATGCTGGCCAAGTCGATATCGGATCAATCGTTGAGATTACAAGCACACGTCTAAACTACAATCAAAAATACTTCGTTGTAACTGGCATTTATATCGACTATCAGCGCGGTATAATGGATCTTATATTATTCGGGTGATCCAATGACTCTAGCAATTGGCGCATATAATCAAATTGATAATGTCACTCTTAGCGGAGGGTCTTGGAATGCATCGTATCCTCTGGCTAATATAAAATCAAAATATCTTTTTGAAAAATCGCGAAGCACGACAACAACCGCGACGATTCAGATTGACCTTGGATCGCCAATGTCAATTGGGTGTGTAGCTGTTATTGCTACAAATGTATCTACATCAGCTACGATGCTGATTGAAGGGTCCGCAGTTTCTAACTACACGAGCATTGGCTATTCGTCTGGAAGTATCGCATCGTATGGTTCGGCGGACATTGCGAAATCATTCAGCGATCAAACGTACCGATACTGGCGAATCACTGTTACCGACGCAACGCTTTCATATGTTGAAATCGGGCGAGTGTTTATTGGCCGCAGAATCCAGTTTACGACGCACGCGGATTGGGGGACTCAATACCAGATAGAATCAAGTTCTACAATTGCGCGCGCTCTTGGTGGACCTGAATACGTAGAAGAGTTGCCAAACAGGCGAGTAACTACCCTTAAGTTTTCGTGGCTGTCAGATAACGAGTCGTTGCTGACGCTTCTTCCAATGTTAAGATCGCACGATATAAGCCAAGAAGTGTATTTGATTTACGACGATGCAGACACCAACTACCGCGCGTTCCGTCAATACCTAGCGCGGTTTAAACAGCTTGACCAATTGAGCAATCCATACCTAAACGTAAACGGCGTATCGCTCGTGTTTACGGAGCTTTTGTAATGGCATTGTACCGACAAAATTCGACAGGATTCCTGTGCGAGTTTGCAAGCAATCCAGGCGCCGGATATACGGCAATTACAGCACAGCCGACTGACACGGTTACGAATCGCGTCAATTGGTGGCGCGAACTCGATACCTATGGTCAGACATCTACGTGGCATCCGAGTCTGCAGCCTACCACGTCTTATCCAGATGATGTTGGCCCTCCCGGCTTGTCTGGGTCAGGTGTCAACATCGCTCCAGCGCGATATCAATCCTTCGAAGAAGATGGGTTGCCGCCACTGTCTACGGTCTCTGCGACCGTGGCGCAATATCCAAGCGGTTTCCATGGTGCATCCTGCCTTCGCATCATCGCAGCAACATCTAACGCCGAAGTGTGGTACTCGGCAAGCAAGACAACAGACAAGAACGTCAAGCTGACTCCAAACAGTAGGTGGATAGTGTCAGCCTACCTGGCGACTCCAACGTCAGTCGTCAGAACGTGCTATCTGCAACTCTACACTGCAACCAATACATACCTAGTTCCTGTCGCAACAAGTGGCGTAGCCGGGCAATTTACGCGCGTATCTGGCGTGTTTGATCTGCGCGGAGACTCAAGCGCAACCGGAACACTAGGCATAAAGCTTGCCGCGTCTGGCGCTGATGTTCTTGTCGACTCGAACATGCTGGAAGCTCAGATCGGATCTGGCACAGATCCGAGCGAATACTCTGGTGTTGATTCTGCCATCGACGGATCGCAGGTTGAAGACGCAACGCTTGTGGTCGAAAAGCTTAAGAGCGGCACAATTACCGGCGAAACAATCATATTGGGTGGTAGTGGGTCGATTATTAAGTCTTCAAACTACGTAGCAGGGTCGTCTGGGTGGTCAATTGATGGCGCCGGGTCAGCGGAGTTTCGAAACGTCACTGTTAGGGGGAACCTAGACGCTTCAAACCTTCAGGCCGGAACAATATCAGCTCTACGGTTTGGAAATGACACGATTTCGACAGGGCCAATCATTGCAAACTCTGTTACTTACTCAAACGCTGTGAAGGCAACCGTTAACGTTGCGAACACTAGTGGAACACAGACGCAAATAGGAACAATAACAGTTCCAGCAAGTTCATACAGAGGCCCTATCTTTGTTATTGGCACAGTGGCATTTAATGATTTTTTTTCGTATTGGGTAGATTCTGGGAGCGGTGTATTGCTTCCTCAGTGGTTTGGTATAACTTTAGCGAAAGGTGGAGTTGGCCAGGCGCAATCAAATAATACTTACACGCCTCCATCTGGCTTCAGCATCAAGCCGGGAATGACGACTGCGTTTTATGACCCGTCTCCAGGTGGTGGAGCAGTCACGTATCAGTTATACTGCGGACATTACTCATATCCACAAACAACAAAATCAGTTGATTACTCTATCGCAGTGTTCGAATTGAAGCGATGAAAACTGTTTACGATAAAGCAAGCGGGGAGATACTAAAGTACATCGCAAATTCGGACGATGATTTCGTTTCGCTAAATACAAGGCCGCAAATGGGAATATGCGATACTGAGTATAACAGTAGGTCGTGGTACTTCGATAACGACGAACCAAAAGAACGCCCACTACAAGAAACTACGCTAGACAAAACGACTATATTATCATCTGGCTCTGATGCTGCTACGTTTTCAGACATGCCAGTCCCTAGCATAGTTACTGTGTATAATGAAACCATCGGAGAAGAAACTGTCGCAGTATTCGACGGACAACTAGAGTTTTTCGCATCTGTTCCTGGTACTTACTACGTAAAAGTAATTAGTTTTCCATTCGTTGACTATGAGGCCGTAATACATGCAGTATAGGGCGTCAGTACCAATTGATAAGCTTCGACCGTTGCTATGCTCTCTCGTTAATGACATACGCAGAGACAAGCTTAAAAGCGGGGTAGAATACGACGGGCATACGTACGACACAGACGACGTTAGCGTTGCTAACATAACCGCAGTAGTGTCTGCGATTGCCGCTGGAATCTCACCAGAAACAATTACATGGCGCACTGCAGATAACGTAAGCGTCTCACATAGCCAATCATCGATTAGCGGTCTTGCAGCTTCCATGCTCGCGCACCAACAGGCTATTTATGGTAGGAGTTTTGAGCTAAAAGACGAGATCAACGAATCAGAAAACCCGCAGCTTATCAACTTACAATCTGGATGGTGACATGGCAAAGCGCCGCGCAGTTCATGATGATGAAAAAGAAACTGAACACGCAGTTCCATGCGGAAAAATACTCAAGCCACTAAACAAGGCGCAAGGATCGCATTTAGCAGCGCTTAAATCGCAAACATGCGTGTTTGCTACAGGACCGGCTGGGACTGGAAAATCGTTTCTCATGGCGGCGTATGCAGCCGCAAAGCTGCGAGATCGTGAAATAGAGACACTTGTAGTGACGCGACCAACCGTTGAGGCTGGAGCAAGTAAATTAGGATTTCTAAAAGGAGATATGTCTGAAAAGTTCGCCCCATGGTTGTGGCCATTCCTTAAGGGGTTTTATTTCTCGCTCGGAAAAACGTATTACGAATACCTACTAAAGTCAGAACGAATCCAAGCTGTGCCACTGCAGTATATGCAAGGCATGAGTTTTGATAACTCAATCGTTCTCGCTGACGAGTTCGAAAACGCTACGCTTCAAGAGCTGAAGATGCTATTAACTAGAATTGGACAAGACACTAAGATATTTCTAGCCGGAGACACGCAACAGTCTATGACTCGTGACAGCGGACTGCGCGAAGCAATCCACTTGACTCGCTGCATTCCAGGGGTATGCCATGTTGAATATACTAACGATGATATCGTGCGCAGCGACTTTGTGCGCCATGTTCTTGTGGCGTTTGACTCGGTGTCTTATAGACCGTCTGGGGTGTTCGCACCTTAAAGTTTCTTCGCTATATCCTCCGCGCTCTCCCGGTAGTACGTCATAATCTGGTCAAGGCTACGGTGCCCCGCAACCCTGGCGAGCTGGTACGGGTCGAGGATCTTCGAAAGCCTTGTGAGCGCAAGAGCCCTGGAGTCGTGGAAGGTCAAGCCGACAATTCCGCACGCATCGCGGGCGCGACGGAACAGCGTGTCGCGTGTGCCGCTGGTCAGCGTGAAACAGCGCACAGGATCAATGCCGCGTAACTGGCCTAGCAGGCGTATCGCTTCTGCCGACAAAGGCACCTCCCGAGCGTGCCCGTTTTTCGTCGTTTCGAGTATAGCAACGCGCCGCGCCTCATCGACTCTATCCCAGGTGAGACCACAAATCTCCCCCGCACGCATTGCGGTTTGGATAGCCAGGAGAAACGCAACAGCAGTTTGCGCTTGTCTGGTGACGACCGGACCATCCGGGTCATATGCAAGCGCCAAGCATATACGATCCACCTCGTCATCTATCGGGAGTCTGGTGCGTGGTTTAGGCGCCGGGGGCTTCCGCATGTCGCGAATTGGGTTCGCATCGACTAACCTAAGTTCTCGCCTTGCGTATTCGAAAACAGCCGACAGTAGCGTGATGTCGCGTAGCACAGCTCCCGCCGATACTGCATGTAATCGTCTGTCGCGCCATCCAGCAAGCTCTCGCGGGCCAAGTGCGCCAACATCGAGATCCGCCAGAGGATCGCTGCAGATCGCCGCAAGTCGGATTTGTTCCCAGCGGCACCCGCGTTTTGCTGGCGAGACAATGCGGGCGTATTGCTCGCAGACATCTCGGAGGGTGCGCCGGTCTCGGACTTGTCCGTTGCCGATCTCGATTTCGCGTTCAAGTTCTGCCGCCCATGCTTGCGCGTCCAGGCGCCGCGGGAATGATTTGCTGCGGTACACACCAAGCCGGCGCACTTCAGCACGCCATCGCTTGCCGCGCTTGTAGATGGTTGCCATCTGGCGTAATCGTGGCGGCACTTTCGTGCGCCACTTTGTCCCCGCTTGGTGTCTGGCGTAAATTCGCCGGGGCGTAGTGTCGTCATTTTGCTGGCGTTTGGTCAACTGTGGAGCTTGGTGTAGGATCGTGCAAAATCGTGCCGTGTCCGGCCCGAGGCACCAGACTACCCAATGGTTGCGCGCCATTGGCGGCATAGTGGCGCGGTTTTGGCGTAACTCACTCGCTACGCGCACGCCTTATGGCCCACTCTCGCCAATGGTCAGGCACCCACCTACGTGCCCCTGGCGTGATCCTCACAGACTTCGGCGCATCCGGCCGCGCCGCGACCTTGTACGCTGTAGTCTGCGACTCTACGGCAAGGAATCGGCGCACGTCGTCTATCGTCCACAGTGGTTCAATCATTTCAGCTCCAGCCGTTTCAGCGCTTCTGTAATCGCCGCTGCCATTTCTTCCCACGATTCGACCGTGTGACATGTACGGAAAAGAGCAACAATGGCAGCACAATCGTCGAAGCATTCGACCGTGAACGCGTGTTCTTGTAACTCATCGTCGTAAGCTTCAATTTTAACTGGCTCAAGTCTAATCATACTGTCCTCGTATTCCATTCTTCGATTGCGGCTTGTGTCGCCTTTGCAATTCGTTCATCTGGCGTTCCATTGGCATACGATGGGATTCTGACCTCCCCGGAACGAGCGCCGCATTCGGAGCATTCGGCGGCAACCCATCGAAACGATGAACCGTCAACGATCTCGACTTTTGTAGACCCGCAGAACGGGCATGGTTTAGGTTCTGTCATTTTGGCGGCTCCGGCAATGGCATACAGTGTGTTGCCCATGCGTGAGAAGAATAGGTGCTTTTTATGCTGGTACGTTCACCGCGCGTTGCCTTTCCGATCTCTATACGTTCCGGGTTCGTCTCGTGCCGTAAAGGGCAATACAGCAACACGTCAGTGTCATGTGGAGCACTCTCAATCGGCTCCCATCTATCCACCGCATCGATGGCGGCTTGTGCTACGTCCGCGTAGTCTTGCCAGCGGAATGCGTTACCGCGAGCGTCTCCCGTGTGATCTGGGTTTTCTTCGCAGGCTGTGCATATCGCACGCGCAACGCGCTCAATCTGGTTCATTTAATCGTCTCCCGTATCCTTGATGCCAATACTGAAAACTGCCAAGCAAGTGATCTTAGTTCGGTTATTTCGTCTTCGTCAGACTCGGAGGTGATCATTATCTCGCACTCTATTACGCGATCATCGCAAATCGCCGCGCATTCCTTGGCTGTTTCGCGCCGAGTCCTTTCATACAATGCCTGTATGGCACTTAGCCGTTCATCGGCAGAGCTTAGATGGATCGCAGCGTTCAGTTCAGCGGCAAAAATATCAATGTTCACTTCATCGTCTCCCGTATTTTTTCTGCAACGTATGATGCCGGTTCAATATCTCCAATTGACTCAACGATAGCCGCGCATTCCTCGCGGGCAGCTCGGTCGGCTGATCGCCATGCATCTTCCATCATTGTGATCGCAGCACTGTTCCAATGCTGTAGACCGTTAATTGCAGACCATTCATCAAAAGTCATTTCATTCCTCCTATTTGGTAGACCCGTCCGGGGCTTAAATCCCGATTGACTCGATTGCGAGTCTCGCAGCCAGCTTCAGAATTTCCTCCTTGCATTCTTGTATCACAAGCCGTTCCGCCTGGGCTACATACTCTGCTCGCCTTACCGCGTCTACTGAAGTGTCGCAGGCACGGCCCCATCGCAAGTGTTTAGATTCGTGATGATAATCAGTAGCTCGCAATATCTCGCCTGCGTCTGATACTGCATCGTTCGCTTTTTTCTTGAATTCATCGAAAAGAGTCATTGTCTTCCCCGTTTGTGGTGGACCCGTGCCGGAATTTCACAGGCTACCTGTTACCTTATGCGCGTCGATAGCTACGCCATTTGCACTTTGGTCACTGCTATCAGTGCGGGTCCAAAAGGGTGGAACCGTGTCACCAGATGCGCGCTGACAGAATCGAACTG